ACATCTTGTGGTGCGATACCTCCAGTGTCGATGTAGAACACCCTTCTCTCTGGAGATCTTACAATTCTATACGCCATCATAGCATCCTCAAGGAGAGTTAATTGACGCCAAATTCGTCGGGCAGGTTCGAGGGCGCTCGTCCCGTATGGTGCGTGTTTGTCGTTGCCCAGGATTCTAAAGTGAGCAATTTGCCAATTTTCGAAAGTCATTCCGGCACTATTCCATTGGTACTGAATATAGTTAGGATTTGATTTATCCTCCCCTTCAAGACGTTCTATCTCTTGACCGGGTAAACCTATGCAACTTTTTATACCAAGGGTTTCATCGATGTCCATATATAAAAAGAAGTCTCCATACTTGCACATCGTTCTTGACCAACCAAAGAGATTAAACTCGATGTTCATTATATTGTGATATAGAGAGTCAAGTATGTTTTTGATTTCGTCATTAGGACAATCTATCGTAAGCAAAGGCTGCAAGTTAGAACTTGTGGTCATCTCATCTGCATAGATGTCAAGAGCAGAAGCGATCTCAGGTGTGTACTCCATCTGATCGAAGTCTACATATCTTTCAAGCCGGTTTTGATTGGCCATGACGCCAGCCATAAGATTGTCGAATGGATTATATTGGGTCTTTTTGAACTGCTGACCGCTCGCTGATTTGAATCTCTGTGCGTATTTGTCTAATTGTCGGCGTCGCAACCTTCTAGCTGTCTGGGTGCGGTGAACTACTAGTGGCCCAGAAAGCAACCTAGTCAAACTTTTAAATAAGCTGTTTTCTGGATTTCTGGTGTTGTTTGTGTTTATATTCTTTTTGTTAGAAGCCATCAGTTTTATCCCTTAAATAACCACGGAAAGTTTTCGTGATTGCTTTTTGTTTTTACTATACCATCAAATACACTATCTTTTTTGTAAGAATTCATACCTGGTATACTTGTATTCAAATTCGTCTTGGTACTAAACATAGCCCCCATTGCCGCCTTTTTGTATTCTATAGCCTTGTAGTTTTCAGAGAGTGTTGTATCTCGGACCCAACAACCAATCGAACAAGCTAATATTAAGTCGTCATTGTAAGATCTCATAGCAGTAGGTTTACCGTTGTGCCATACGAACGTTTTCATCTCGCTTAAAAGTCTCGACGAATATATCTTAATTAGCTTGTTTCTCACGAATTCTTCAAATTTAGCTATTATTAGTGGCCTAGTCTTTGATGATGTCGTAAAGCCAGCTATTGTGTTACTTCTATACTCAGCCTCGATGGGGTCGATGTAGTCGTGACTAGACTTTACAGAAAAATAAACATTTGGATACCCTCTATCTACCAACTTTTCAAGCACAGAATATCCAACAGAGTTATTTTCGACCACCAACATACAATTTCCGTACTCGACACCAGCGTTGAAAAGCAGTTCAGAGAATATGTCGGGGGTAACTTTTCCTTGGTATTCTGCAATTATCTCCATACTGTCAAGTTTTATTATGTGAAACACGGAGTAGTCTCGCCCGTCGCCTCTAGCGACGTCTGCAGAGATTAAGTATTGCACACCTTGCTGATATTCTTGCCAAATCCAAAAGTTTCTATCGAATCCAGTCCTGTATTTGGGTTCAGTGATCAATTCCGCAATCCACTCTAGATCTTCTGGGTGGAAAACGGTTTCACCAGACATATTGAAACTGCACTCAAGCTCTTGCGCGATCTCTCTTCTAGACATATTTTTTGTCTCTCTGTCAAACCAATCTTTGTCTCGGTCTGGGTGGACCTCCCAGGGCAACACAGTTGGAAAGAAATCGTTAACCGAAGATTCAGATTCTGAGTATATTTTATGAAACCAATTACCGACGCCGTTTGGAGTGGAAAGCGCGATGCATCGCCCACCAGTAGACAGTGTAGGATACAGCCCCATCCACAACTCATCCAGTCCGTCGATGTGAGCAGCTTCGTCTATAACTAACAAAGACAAGGCCTCTGAACGCCCTGCGTCGCCGGAGGTAGAAGAAGCTTTTATTTGAGAGCCGTTTGATAATTCGAAGGAAGTCCTGTTGTCTATAGTCACATGTGCGATGGTCAACCAGTCGGGAACGTTTCTTAGTATGTTTTTGACCTTCTTAACCAGGTTTGCGGCGGTGCCGAACTTTGTAGCAATAACCAGAACGTTCTTTTCTTTATGAAACAACATTTGCCATACAACAAAGCCTGCAGTAATCGTAGAGATACCTAGCTGCCTAGCCTTCAATATAACATTGAAACGGTGATCTATAAAATTCTCTACTAAGTCTTCCTGAAATGGGTATAACTTGAATGGAATCAGCCCACGCTGCGGGTGAGTGATCTTGGCGTAGTTATTGATAAAGTAGTTTGGATTCTTGCCACACTTTATTATTTCTTTGCGGATATCTTGCTTGGTGAGTTTAAAAGACATCTAGTTACTTTAGGTCTGAGTTTCTTTGCCCTGTGGTCACATTAAAAGGGTCAAACTGTTTATAGTTATCGCTTTTTGACTTATCATTCTGTGGCCTTTTAGCTTTACCGCCAAGCTCCAAGAATTTCTTAAAAGTGTCATCTAGTTTTCTTTCTGGTTCTTTCGCAAGTAAACTTGACGCTAGCTTAAACTTCTGAACGGCGGTGACACTAGTTCTAATTTTAGAAATATACTGGACTAGTATATCTACCTCTCCATCCTTTGTTAACTGCAAGGCTGATCCAGTTGCGCTCTTGTATTCTTTCTTTAAGTGCTTGGCAAGGTCAGCCATAGTAGATTCAATGTCGCTTTCAAATGACGTGTTGTGCACTTCCTTGATTTTAGTTTCAAGGTTGTAAGTGAGAACAAGGGTCTCACCCTGTATTCTAGCGTTGAACCCATCCATAACCCTAGGGTCAAATATAGGGTTCCCGTCCTCTCTTTTGAGGCCAGATTTAACTGGCTCTCCATCTTTGTCTGTCGCTCCGTCGTAATTGCTTGACAGCGCTTGTGATATTCCGTTGATAACGTCTAATATAGTAGCCATTTAAAAACCTCGCTTTATACTATAAATAGTATTTTTATTTACCAAAACCCCTAGTATTATTGGGTCTCCAACCAGAGAGCCAACGTTGTGTACGACCCTCCACATATTGTATGTAGCACCCAAAACAACAATCGTACTTGGTAAAATACACGTCGTCTCTAGAATTAAAGGAGTATGAGTCACACGTTTTACAGGAGCGGTCCATAGTTTGAACCTCCGACTTCCTAGATATGAAAAACCCAGACCTCTCTTCCCTTTCAGACTCCACCTTACTTAATTCAAGTTTTTTGTAAAACTCTTTCATTTGTTCTATATAGGTTTTCTCTTTTTCATCAGTCCAGTCGTTCTTGGGGTGAGCAACGGCTTCTTCGCCATATTTCTCTCTTACGGCCTTTTCTATTTTGGCCACCTGATTAAGATCTTTCTTCAATTTACAGCTTCCACGATCAGGATAGAGGATACAACACCTGCAAGAAAACCTGCTGAAACAAAAACATACCAATAACTGTTCGGTTGTTTCAGGGCAAGTGCCTCTAGTTTTTTATTTTCAACTTTCAAAATCTGTATTTTTTTGCCGCTTACCGATTTGTAATACTCATATTCTACCTGAAGCTTTCCCATTTTCAAGGTGAATTCCGCTTTCTGTCTAGAGATCGCGGTATCGATTTTCAATTGGCATCTTTCTGGTTCTGTCTCTTTGTCGGCTAATAGCTGCGCTGCTGCATGCAAGTCGAAACAGTACGAATCAAATGGAGTGGGTTCGCCCTTCTTTAGTCGGGCGAAACTTGGTGGGGATGCTAATGAAGTCGACAAGAAACTAGTTAGCGTTAGTAAAACCAAAAAGGTTTTCAAGCTTTTTGTCAATCTCATCTGGTTGTTCCTTTGCTATTCTTGCAATCTCTTTGACTTTCTTTTTATTTTTTCTAGAAAGCTGTTCTTCTTTGAGATTGTACTTTTCATCTATCTTACCAAGAGTTAGTCGATAATTTAAGTCAAGTTGTTCTATTTTTTTAATTTTTATCGCTTGTTGTTCTTCTAGGGCCTTGATTTGATCTTCATACGATTTCTTCTTGGCATTCAGTACTTCAAGGGCGACCTTTGAATTTCCTCTGGACACTATCCACACTATTAAAGTCCAGACAATTAGTGCGGACACCTTCCAGTTCTTCTTGGCCCAAAGCCAAATGAATTCAAGCTTCGACATCATCACTTGCCGTGTTTCCATTGAGCTGCCATATCTACAAGCGCCTGGGTTCCAATGTACGCTAAAGTTACCGCAACCCAGTCACTGCTAGTAACCGTGCCGACATAACAAAGTCCCGTTGCTGTTATCCAAGCCAAGAATTTTCGAGAAATAAACCTCTCCGTATATTTATCTGCAATTGATTTTAGTACCGCCACCATTATATCCTCCTAAACGTTTACGTGAGCGTAACTTCCGAGCTTGTCAATGTTAATTTGAGTATCTACAGAGTCCTTGAGCGCATCTAAATGCGATATCAAAATGACAGTCTTAAAATAAGTCTTGGCCATATCGATAATTCTAACAAAACCTTCCATATTGTCCTCATCCAAAGCCGTGCCCGGTTCGTCCATAATAAATAGGTCCGGTTTTGGTAAATTCGTAACTGCTAGTAACGCAAGCCTAATTGCCATAGAGGCTATTGTCTTCTCGGCACCGGAGCCCATCTCTAATGGCCTTGGGTCATACTTCGGGTGCTTGATAAATATGTTCAAATCCTTGTCGTCATCCAATATAAACGTCTCAAAGTCAACAATACCCGTCAGTATTTTTGCGATCTCTTCGTTAATTACCGGGAGTCTGTTTTTAATAATGTCGTAAGATATGCCATTAGAATGACAACATTTTATATACAATTCAAAAGCGGAATATTCTTCCCTCAGAGATTGTAGTTCCAGCTTTTTGGCCTGCAGTGTCTTGACCACCTGTTCATTAGAACCTATCTCCCTAAATAGATCGTTCGTATCTGATTTGCAAGCGTCCCATTCCCTCTTGACTTTTGGTGACTCTGTCTGTAGGGCCTGCCTTTCAAGTAACAGTTCTTCTAGGCTCTCCATCGCGTCCTTGTTGCCTTCATATTCTGCCATCCTGGAATTCAACGGCTTTAAGTCTGCCTCTTCTTTGTAGATTAAACCTTCGTTTCTTTCCTTGTTTAATTTCAAACTGGCCAGAGACGAAGCTAATCTGTTCTTTTTCTCTACAAGTTGATTGTATTTCTCCAAATATTCTCCAACCTTGTCTGGCTGCAATTCAGATATTTCGTTTCCGACTTCATTTGCCTTTTTGGAAACGACAGACATCTTGGATTCAACGACCTTCACCAGGTCTAAAGAACCGTAAGCGTCTTTAATAAATTTACAATTAGGAAACTTGTCACCACAAGGAACCTCTGACAACAAGTCTTGTTTCTTGTAAAGTCTCGTCCTCTGTTCCGAATAGCTTTTGATTTCCGACAGCAAGAGGTCCAGGTCTTTCGACTTTGTATTTATCAGGTTCAGTTTTTCTTGGTACGAACCTACATCAAACTGCTCTACAAACTTTTCCATTTTCTCTAAAGTCACGGAGTCTGAGCTTATCTGTTCAGTATACGACTCGTTTTCAACTTTGGCAGTGGATATCGTATTCTCTTTAGCACGTATCTGCTTTTTCAGTCTAACTGGGTCTATCAGTTCCGACGGGGCCGAATCTACCTTTGCCTTGATGCCCTCCATCTTTATTGCCAACTGTTGGGCTTGTTCCTCCAGGGACGAACACTTACTCTGGCTCTCCACTAGGCGTTTGTTGCTGAGTTCAAGAGCTTCATTCGCTTCCTCAAGTTGCCCCTCGAAATCTATCTCTTCGAGCTTTTTCAAAAGAGCTTTCGCTTCCGCTGAATCTTTTTTAGCCATCTTAAACTTTTTATCAAAAATTTCTAAATCTAAAAACTTTGCCAGAATCTTCTTCCGCTCTGTGACGCCTTGATTGATAAAGGTTAGAGAATCCATTTGGCTGGTCATAGAAGTCATCAAAAAGTCTTCTAACGTCCCGAAATACCTTCTGATCTCTTTGTCCGTACCTCCTCTGGCCAAGGCGTTGAGTTCTTCGACCTGCCCCATTGCGTCGACACAAACAAAGTCAGCACTCGTCTTTGCCTCGATTGTTTCCACACCTTTTAATTTTTTGAGATACTTTTCCGACTTTCGTTCTATCGTATAAGTCCTATCTCCAATCTCGATAACAGTCCTGCCAAACGCATTGACCTCGTTCTGGTTGATGAAATTCAGATTCTTCCTGACGGACTTTGACGTGCTGTTGTACATCGTATAAAGCAGGCTATCTATGATCGAAGATTTGCCTGAAAAGTTCTTACCAAAAATACCGACGATACCCGACAACTTGTCAAAATTTACCTTGTTGCCTTTTCCGTAGTTAAACAGATTGTCCCACTCGACACTCTTGAGGGACCAGTTTATATTTCTGTAAACCTCTTCTTCCTCCTCGATAGACGTGTTGTACTTTGAGTTCAGGAGCAGGATCCTGTTCATAACCTCGTCAGTTATTTCGTAATCATTCAAGTACTCCCTGATTAGGCGTTGTTGTACTTCGATGTCTCTTAGATCTTCTTTAGTGGAAACCGAACTAACATCCACCTCAGAACCTTTTGAGCTTGCCCTGTTCATATACGTCAAGGTGTCTGGCTTGTACTTGTGTTTTACAAGATCAAGGGCCCTTCTCATTCTGGCCAAGGGAATGTTGTTTTCCGATACGACCCTGAGACGTGCCCCAGGAGGAGCGTTTATGTTGTTCGGAAGCTCGCCCTTGGAGTTTAAGAAGATGGTAACAAAGGGTTTGGGATTCTTGAACGTGTGCAACTTACAGGTAAATTTATCTTTACTTGTGATATCCCAAAGCAAGTAGCCTTTGTCTAGAGACTCTCCAAAATTCTGCTGAACTGTCGAGCCGGCATATCTTACCTTGCCTTTATGATCCAGAATTTGAGTCTTGTGTATGTCTCCTAAAAAGGCAAAGTCAAACCTGTCGAAGATACTGATGTCGTGGTCGCCGGTCAATGTCCAGTTCAAATCAGTTTTCGATCTGTCGATTGCACCGTGGTACAGGGCAATGTTGACAAGCTGTTTGTTGGAGGGCTCACTCCAGTTCTCCTCATCGAACACAGACAAGACGTTTAAAGCGAACTTGTCCTCCAGCACTACCTCTTGGGCCCGTTTAAGTATAAACAGATTAGGGTTTTGCAAAGCTTCAGCGATGGGCGTTATCGCATCTTGACGACTTGCATTTTTCAGGTTACCGTCGTGATTTCCCAGGATCACGTACGTTGGGGCGATGTTGGCAAGCCTGGATAGAAACTTGGAACACATCTCGACGAACTCTGGTGATATTTGAGTCTTCGTGTGTGCGATGTCCCCACAATGGACTATGTAATCGACATCTTGCTCCTCTAGAGATTTGTATAATTGATCAAAAACTTCATTATATTCATGATGATACTTCAAATTTCGGATATGAGTATCCGCTATGTGGGCAAAACGCATTCAGCCTCCATCTTTTTTTATTATTATATTGTATTACTGTTTTTAAATCAAGATATTTTGTCGTTAACTAATTTTACAAAGTTTTCTAAAAATATTTGTTGGTTGGATGAGTCAAGGTTGGCGAACTGTTCAAATAGGCCGTTGGCCATTTCAAGCCCCTTGCTTTTCTCTTCTTCAACAGTCAAGCGGGTGACCTCTTCTTTTATCATCTTTCTTATTTGAGATTTAGTGATTTGCATAATAACCTCCTTATAAACTTAAGCACTGATATAAATAGTTGGTTTGATCAATAAGAGCCGCACCTTCTTTTCTTTTTAGAAATTCACCCTTAGTCATAGACCCAACATCATCATAGCCCGACGTGCTCACTTTGTAAACCTTTAAATCGTATTGGAGTAATAATTTTATAATTCTCATTTCTTTTTTGGCTGCATCTGCGTCCAAGGCCATATAAACTGTTGGGCACTCCTCTATTATTCTCTTGAACACCTGACTTCTTTCTGAGAGTGTCGACCCCAACAGTGGTAGCGCATTGCCCGCGACTATCGCGTCGAACACACCCTCAACAAGTATGACAGGTTCTTGCCAGTCTATGTACAATTCATTAAATACCACGTTCCTATCTACGGGAGGGTTTTTATATTTAGGAAAATCGTTCTTGTAAGTTCTTGCTATAAAGTAGCTTAAATTTCCCCCCTCGTCAAAAGAGGGTATGCATACCCTTCCTGCATACGCTCCCGTGCGGCAGAAGCCGATTCTCCACCTCACAATGTCATCCCTGGTTACGTTCCTGTACTTCAAATAGTTAAGAGCCTTCCTGTACTCGACATCGTTCATTCTTTTCGTCAAAGAGAAAAAATCTTCTGGGAGGCTTGTTGTTCTTTTGGGGATGTCGTTTGGATCAATCTCTTCGAACAAGGAATCAAAAGAGCTTAAGTCCACAACCTCATCTAGTTCTGACCACGCGGCGAAGTGACTCCTGTCTCCATACCTTTTTACCAGGGAGGAAAGCTTCAGGCCAGAGTAGTCACAGACCCAGCACTTGTACACACCCTTGTCTAGATTTACTGAGAATTTCTTCTTGTGATGTTTGCAACTAGGGCACTCAAACAAGTATTCCTCGCCAGAGACATAATACCTGCCGAGGATGCTCTCTAGTATACTTACCTTTTCAGATTCCATTGTAGATAACCCGCCCTTGCAATAACGTAGCTGTCAGACCGATCCATTGTTCCTGGTTTCGGATTTCCAGCTTTTGTATATTGTATGACGAAGGAAGGCTCCCGGTCAAGTACAAACTCTAAAGTTTTTTGTTTGGCGTTGTCACCTCTTTTGATCTCTACCCCGGCCTGTTTCCTTGCGGAAGTTGCAGCTATCATCTCCGGTTCGGTCTTAAAAATTTCAAAACAAAGCCAGGATACAATACCATTAAATCTAGATAGTGTCGAGAGGGTCTGTGCAGAGGAAAAACCAGAACGGAACGAGTGCAAAGATTGCTCTATAAAAATCGACCTTACGTTGTAACTCTTTTTTACTTCTTTCAGGTTCTTTTTGATAAGGTCTGCTTTTTGGTACAATGTTGGAAAGTGATTTTTATTTCTTGTGTCCCATTGTTCGTTAAAAACCATAACACCGTCCTCATCCATAATTGTGATACCGGTGATGGTCGTAGATATATCTAGTCCTAGTATATGCTTAATTTTAATTCCCCATATTGTGGTAGACGTAGTTTATGTAATCTTTCATCAGCAAAATTTTCTCGTCCTCGTCATTATGATACCATCTCCAGGCCGTAGATTTTTCTATTGTTTTTATTTTTAGCCTAACTTTGTTCACATTGCCCTTGGCCAAGTCGACATCCTCTTCTGTTGGGTCTGGGAACTTAACATTCAAATGCAGTGCGACGTCCATCAAATCTATAAAGTTTTCATTATTGAACGCCTTTTGTGCTCTTATGAACAGATTCTCTTTCTGTAATCTTTCTAATTCTGGCAGATCTTTAAGTTTGTCAGGGTGAGTGATTTTCGCTACTTCCCGGTAGACAGATTTCAAGTGCTTCGGAGCTTCTCTCTTTGGCTCGACTTCTCGATCAGCTTCTTGTGGCGTGGAGGCTGATTCGGTTTCAGCGCTAGCCTCCGGCTCCTGGTGGCGTTCTTGGGCGCTCTCTTGCTCGGGCTGATTGGCTGTTTCTCCTGGCTGTTCACCTTCCTCCTGTTTCTTAAAAAATTCCTTAATTTCATCTGGCATTCCTTTTAGGGTTTCCTTGAACTCTTTTGAGAACAAAGCCCCCGCTTCACTCTCTGTCTGCCTGTGGAGTGTCAGCTTTTCTTTTAGGAACCTTATCTGTAGTATTAGTAGTTTAAACTTTTGCTGCTCACTAACCGAAGACATTAGAAATCCATCTTCAGTTTAAACGTCAGGTCCCTAGTTTCTGTTTTTCTGACTGGGGAGGCCAGCTTTGCGATTGCTATCAAATTCATATTGTCATCGTAAATTCCGATCTTCGATATATATGTTTGCTTGTCAAAAGATCCCGAATCTCCATATTTGTTGTGTTCTAGACTCTTTATCTTTAAGTTCGAGTTTTCATAAAAATGATAAGAAGATGTGCTAGGTGTTGAGGGCTCGTTCTGATCTTTCTGGATGAAAGTTGGATTCGTTGAGTTGTTAAGTTCACCTCTCTTCGCGTGGGCAAACATTGTAACAGTTGGAATTTGATTCGTACCTTCGAAATGCACGGCGAAGGCAGAACCTGTCAAGACTGCTGCAGCCTTTCCGTCGTTGGCTCCAGCGCCAAAGTTATACCACTTTGGACTTGAGTAATCATTGCCAACATACTTGTCTTGAAAATTAGGATTTATGTCCCAGCTTCCAGTCAGCGCGATAAAACCTTCGTTGTAGAGCACCAGGCCTGCCACCTTGTTGCTGTTTGTGGTCGAACCAATCGTCCCAGAGACTTGAACCAATTCTCCGTTCTGGTTTACATCCTGCAGTTCTGCTGCGAGTGTGCCAGTTATGTAAAATTTTAAACTAACAGACCCCTTTCTTATGGAAGATCCGTAAAATATTGACGGTATCTCTATCAAGCTCATTTCCTGGTTCGATTTGTCCCAGGAGACCTTGGCATTTAAGTGATCGTCTATCGATGATGTGTTAAAAGCGTGGTGAATACTTTGTGGTACATAATTGTTGAATGTGTTCTTGAGCGCGATGATCCTTTGTTTGTTCAATGACGCTTTGACAAAACTTCCATTTTCCTCTTCGACTGTGGATGTACTTGTTGTCGTCGGCGCGAATCGAGTCCTGAAGATACTAGAGCTGAGCGGGTAGTGAGACTTGATAAAATCTCCATAAGCAAACTGCGACGTAGAGTCGAACACCGATGTGCTTATTGACCTAAACGCAGTTCTGGCCCCTTCTTTTGTTACAAAGGGGTAAATAGAGGTTCCATCTGGAGGGGCTTGGGTTCCGACACTTATGTTAGAGGCAACGTTAAGTTCATACAAGCTGATGAAGCCTTGTGGCACATTGTTCTCGTTAACTGTGGTAGTGTGGTTTTTTACGCCAGCATTCTTACCGCCGTCGATATAGACTTTCGCATCATATATTAGAAAGTCTTTTTTCGGGTAAGTCTTTACTCTGTTGTAAAATAAGTCTTCTTGATTGAACTTGTATACAGTCGACATAGCATTAGTAATCCAACCTTACTCTTAAAGTGAGTTCGTTCGTGGGATCCTTTCTGAGTGGCTCAGAAAGCTTCGCTGTGGCCATCAACTCATTGTCTGATGAGTAAAGCCCCACAGATGTTACGTAACTTATCGGCATATCGGAAGATACGTTCTTTACACGAATTTTGCTCTCCTGGAGATACGTTGGATTAGAACTGTAATTGAATTCATTGTGGTGCGCTCTGCAAAAATACACTGAAGAATTAAGTTCTGTGGTATTGTTGAAAGACACTGACTTTATTCTGTGTCGCAACGAATCACAGGCAGTTTGGATTGTAGACCCTGTAAATAAGGAGTACACATCCGACTGCGCTGTAGCTGTGATATCCAAGCCAGCTGCGTCTGTGATCTGCTTGTGCATCATACAACTGGCAGAGTTCAAAAGACCTCCGGTTAAATGATGTACAATTCCTGTCGAAGCAGTGACTTGACGAACACCGGCGTCGCCGCCGCCGTCGTGTGTTGCTTTTGCAAACATTCTTGCATCGAGAACTACGATACCAGCTTGATAGAAAATCAATCCGATATTTGAAGGCTTGGTTGGGTGAGCAGAGCCTGTAGTTAGGCCGTGGGCAATTGCGCCAGCGATGTTGCCCGCGCCAGTAGAAGCTGAAAGTATACCGAATTCTCCTGCGGGAGAGTTTACCCTATAGTCGTTTGCCGCGTTTGTATCCTTAATGGTTATAATTCTTGAGGCATACTTCCTTAGATCACCTGATTGTTCGACCGGACCAATGTAATGAGGTGAGACGCCAACATCCATAGAGAAGGAGCCTTTCTTTATCTCATCCTTGGTTAAAAGTCTTGAAAAATTCAAAAAGAAACATTCGTGAATCTTACCCTCGGATGGGTTTTGACCAGCAGTGTTTCCATCTTGGTCAAAGGCTCTGATGTTTCCATCTTTATCATGCCCCATAAGAACTTGCGCCATCTGGTTGTAAATTTGAATCTTCTTTTCCTGCTGTGTTCTCGCTACCTCATAGACGTTTCCAGAAAGTGCGCTGCCAGTGGAGTACCCAGAAGTGATATCAAATATGTGGTTGGCAGAAGAACTTAAAAAAGGATAGTCAAACACCGATTGAAACATTCCGTGAGAATAATTTTTTATGTTTATTTCTGTTCCGTCTGGCGAACCTCCGTTGTAAGTACCTGATACAAGCGCTCCCGTGATCGGAATTGCTTCGTGAAGTAGCGTCTTTGTCGTTACAAGGTCGCTGTTAAGAAAAGTTTTAAACGTAGTTGCCATATCGAAATCCTTATATTATGTAGTCTTCTTCAAGAACCTTATTGGAATGTCTACAGAGACGCCGACAGTTGCGGCGGTCAATCTAACAAACGTGTCAATGTAGTAAAGCGCAACGCCAGACCTGAATAGCTGGTCACCTGCGGTGGCGGCGGTGCCGCCTAGCAAAGTAGTGGTGGTCGTCAGAGTAGATCCAAGCCTCTCAAACAAATATGTTGAATTTGCAAGAGTTGGATTAGGTGCAATCTTAAACGATACCACCTTGTCTCTAGGTCCTCTAATTCTTTGCCGTGTTGTACCTTGATTGTTATCGTTTGTGGAAGTGAGCGTGTCTAGGGGCCCGCCAATGATATTGCTTCCGGCTGCAGCGCCCACAAAGTAAGATGCAATCTGATCGTCGTCAATAAAAGAGACCGATACTGGTTGTCCAGTTACATCAACGAGGGTGCCCAACCTAGAATCAAGCTCTATTATGAATTGTGTCTCTTGCAAGTCAGATGGGTAAAGCTGGGTCGGTGACAATTGAGTCGTGTCTAACCCAAGCTCGACTGCAATGGTTGCCGAATCAGATGCGGCGACTGTCTGAACCGTTGAACCTTTAATCAGACCTAACCCATTAATATTCACGTCCGCAAGACTGTCAGATGTATCTTCAGTGTTTTCGTCGACAGTGATAAGGTAGGAAGAGAGGTCTCCGCTTAGCTTTGTGTTTAGGCTGCCCGCTGCTGTGCCGTTTAGACCGCCGTTGTGAAGCTTTAATACCGGCAAGTGCAATATATTTGTTCTGGAGATCGTCATCAATTTTGACTTCATTCCAGATGTGTTGTTAGTGAAGGCTTCTAAGATCGGAGTCTTCAGGACCTCAAGGTCATAAAAAGCCGATCCACTGGGGTGTGCCTTGTTATATAAAGAATAATCTATCTCGTCATCGCCGAGGGCGAACTTCGTTATTCTAAAGTCGCCGCGAGCCATTCTGTATCTACCGGTGTCGGTCAGAACCGCATCTAAAAGTATATCACCAGAATTATCAAGAAACGCCATATTTTTTACTCCTCACAAAAATGCACCTAAAACACAAACTAATTAGTTTTTTAAAAAATAAAACATACAAATTTTATCAAGCATCAAAGTCGAAACCGCTGTTCGTGTTAACTCCGCGTGTCGAAGCCGCCGCTCCATTGGCAAAATCATCGTAATCTATCTTGCCGTCAGCGTCAACAATACCATCTTTTCTCGTAAATTTTAGTTTTAATTCAACCATCTTACCAGTTGTTTTAGATTTTACCTTTATTACAAATTTCTTTCCCCAAAGCGGGTTTGTTGAAACACCTAATCGACGACCGGCCGTTCGCCACCTAGAGTATGACAGATCTCCCGCATTAGAGAAATCTAACTCTGTCTGCAACAAAGCAGGTCTAAGGTGTAAGTATCTCTGAAAAGATTTAATAAATATCTTTTCTTCCTTTTCTTTAATCTTGTGTACATCAGATAACAAGTACATAACCTCACCATCCGAAACAAGTTCGACTTGATACACGTTGCTAGGCATAGATACGTGTCCGTGAATGTCTTTGGATCTAAACGTGTACCAATACTTCTTGTTTGGAGAAATCGTGTCTATAAACGCCCCGGATGGGGCACCGTTATCTATGGTTTGGATTTCCTTGTCTTTGAAATCGCTCAAGCTTGTTGGCTCAGTATCTAGCCTATACACTTCGAATTCCAAAGTTAAGTCATCATTCTTAAAATGTATCAAAGAGGCTTCCATCGGAGAATCATCATCAGACGGGCCGAGCACTATAGCCGGCTGTAGGCCTTGATTTGCCGCGAGGAGTGCATAATCGAGGGCGTCCGAATCTTTTAGGATGACTGGTTTGGCAAACATTTCGCCAGTCATACTGTTGACGTTAAGCAGAACCTTGTTTTTGACCCCCTTGTACGGAATCACATCTACGTCTGGTGGTATCGGTGGCTTGTCAAGGATAGCGACTGTTAGGGTCTTGTCGAAAATTTCACTTATAGTGACTTCAGGTTTATTGACTACGCCGAAATACAATTTTGGGCTAAGATGAATCGGACCCTCTGGGCCACCCATACCTTCGCTGTGCCAGTTGTCCCACCTTCTAATAATGTCCAACAGGGCAAATTCCTCAGTGGGGGGGTTCGCGACTGAAACTTTAACCCTCCCATCACGATTAAACGACCTGACTGCTCTACGAGTCATTCCATCGATATAAGCGTACTTGTTGCCTACAGTCATAAGAACAGTGCTTATATCTAGTTGATAAATTTTTCCATATTCTACTTGACTGTCAAAGTACTTTATCAGATCATCTTCATTCGTTGAAGAGAAGTATTCTGTTTGCACTAACTCTCGATTGCCTTCTGCGGCAGATGCACCAGCGATGATTCTATATTTGTCAACCTTGTACCCTAAGACCTCAGAATGTGCCAGTTTGCCTCTCATTATGTCAGCATAACTTCTAGAGTGCTTTTCGATAAAATCTTCCAGCTTTGCCTTGGTTAAAAGAAAGCCAAAAGATGAGTTTATCCTTTCCAGATAGCTTGAAAAGTTGTTTGGATTTTGAAGCGAATCTTTGACATCTTTCAGCCAAGTGTCCAGTTTTACCGTCTTGACCTGTTTCGGCGTCACCGGACTCTGGTCTTGAACTTCCGTAGATCTGATAAGCTCCTCTTCGGAAGTTATGTTCCCCTCTTCATCTCTCTGCTCTGACCTTAATGTGAACTGATCTCTTGTATTTAAAATAATAGCAGACTTGTTTCTAACCGGATTTGATTCTTGTCCAAATTCTCCCAAGGTCTTTAACAGTGGGGTAGAAAAATCTATCTTGCCATACGCATTAAAAAGGTCAACCAACAAACTCTTACTCTTCTGTTTGAGTTCAAAATCAATCACCATCGGTGATGTGTTCTTTAACAGGTACCTTTGCTTAAAGTCTTGAGATGTTAGCCTCGAAGAACCAAAGACTTGAACTGGTGGAAGTGGTTCTGGGGGGATGTTGTAATCTTTAATTGATCTGTCAGATAAATTTGCATAATTTGCATACCTAGACCATATAATTGAGCTTGGCCCAATGCCATTTTCTACTGTCCTTCTGAATGAAAGTTGCCCACCATTAGCTTCATAGTCTTCAAAATTAAAAGAGTATGGATCTGGTAAGGATCTAATATCTTCTACTGTTTCTATGTTTGCCAATATGTTGTTTTCATAAAATTCATCGTAATAGTTGTAGTGGCCTTTAGCATCACAATAAGCAGAAATAGCTTGGTCGTTTGTTTCAAGCTCAACTCTCGATGCAAAAGTTTGCATCTTTGTCGCAAGGTCTACAAAAATAGCGTCCTTGCCAACCCTAGGAGGCCTGGTATAATACGAGGTATGCGGACTAAATTGCAGTTGGCCCGGTGACATCTGAGGTGATGCGGTCCAGGCGTTGACGCCCTGCTTCGTAATTTCCTCTGTGTAGCCTTGTGCAAGAAATTGCGCTGCTGGTGGTGGCAATTCTAAATCAGGAATATGCAAATGCGTTGCGGCGCTTTCCACTTCAACTTCATCTGGAAGATACCTGTTGCCCCAAAACGGGATTACAGGGAATAGGTTTTCAGAATAGCTTTCATTAAAATCGACCATGGACTCTCCGGCCCTTTTGCGTGACATAAGATCTGCGGCCATAGACGATTTATCGTTTATGGCTCCGAAACCAGCACCTGACTGTCGGTACAAGTCTCTCTGTCCCGTTATAGATACCATAGACTCATTCATTCGTAACAGCTTGTCATTCGGATGATAAAGAGAATTGTCTACTAACGGCTCTGTCAAAAAATTTCTAAAGTGCTTCATATCACTATATCTTTGACTGACAAGTGGGTAGAAGCCATAAAAATAGTTTCTCCAACTCCAACCTGACTTCATGTAGGTTTGATATTCCGGGTGCGAGATAGAATATAAATTTCCAGCGGCGTCGAGTGATGCAGGTAATAACTCGACTGATGCAGGTCTCTCTACGTTTTCGCACTCAATAGCATACTTTTCAAACTTGGGTTCAAATTTTATTATACTGTCCTCTGCATCTTTAAAGTCTTCATTGTCCAGAAGCTCAGTCAATTCCTCAATGTCGCTCAAGCTTTTAAATTTGTTTTCACTTTCTTGTGGGGTTGCTGGTCTTATTTCTGCTGATCCTAACGATTGGTTCGGTAAAATGCTAGTACCCCTATTAAGGAAAGTTACACCATTCCTTGATGGGATCGAAGTCAACACAGCAGATAATCCGTTTTCTGTCTCATCCAGATATGAAAAATGCTTACCAGTAACATATCTAAAAGAATCGAATTTGTGTAGATCAAAACCCGGTGAGTACAAGGGTAGCTTGGTGGACGGGTTAAGCCACGACTTTTGATAGGTATATGGCCTTGGACCTAAAGTTTGACTGCCGGGTCGTACGAGCCCGAAAGCCAAAGCCTGTCTTGCCAGAAGGCTTTGACTTTGTTTTAAAAAATACTCTCCCATAATTGGAGCGTTGTATGCGTATGGCGCAAACTCTTGCGCCAGAAACCGAACTCTTGTGTTGAGATGTGAACCACCATTGGGAAATATGAATCTACTTTTTGTAAAGTTCTCTTCGCTTTCAACTCTTGGTCGAGGGGGACCTGGTTCAAATTCTGGCGGCGTTAGATCTATGGGATTTGGTGTCAGACCTAAGCCTGGCGGCTCAACAGTGATGATCGCTTCAGGGTTTTCTGCTGCAGTTTCTCTAACACCTTCAATAAATCCTTGGCGTGGATTGTTTGAGCTTGGTGTTGTCCCCCCTCCGGGGGTTTGGACTTCGCAAGGATCTTGAATATCTGACATAATATAAATACTCTCTTAATTAATAAAATCTATTCGCGGTTACACCAGAAAAACTTCCTACCCTGCTGGCTCTGAATCTGGTAGCTGCTGTGGTTTGTGTAGATTGAACTGTTGCACTCGTTGCAGTGGTCGAATTGGCGGTAGTGGTAGCCAGGGCCGCTGATGGTGCGGCTTCGACTGTCGCCTTTGACTTTACAACGAAGGTAGAATCAATTAAACTTACATTCTTGTCCTGTGTTATTCCCAAAGCTGGGCTTTCAAACGGCAGCGTCTTGTATGTCCCCGGTTTTAATCCGGCTCTCATTTCTCCGACCGTGACTGGTTTCAGAATAGGTTTGTCAAGTTTGGGTGTCCCAAAAGCATCTTTCTCGAAGCCAACCTGCTTCTGTACAGACATCATATTTCCATACAAACTCCTCGACAAAAGACCTTCTTTTGTGACTCCTAAAACTTGTGGCTTCTTTATCGCACCAGCTATCTGCCAAGGCAATTTTTCTACTTCCGGCAGGGGACCGTTGATGATTGATGCCTTGTCGAACATCCTTAAAATAGAACTTTCTCTGGTCAGCGCAGGGAACGTAGTGGATTCAGAAGTTTCTCTACTGACATCTCTAATCTGAGGCTGGGCTTGCCCAATCATATTCATAATAGAGTTTGTTCTATTTCGAAGTAATTCCATAGCCCGTTCGGACCTTTGTGTCGATTCCTGCATTCTTTGGGAAGATATCAGTGCGTCGATACTAGACCGTGATAAAGATTCGCACTCACTTAGTGCAGCCGGTGAAATATCACGCGGGTCATCTCCGTCCTGGGATATTATATTGAAGCTCCTTGTCACAACTCCGCTTTGGGCAGGCTGTTCTGCTTGGATCTGTTGTAGTGCGCCTTGGGTTCGCTCTCTTGTGTAGGAATGCATCTCTCCATACCCTGCTCTACTAAAAGAGTTGTTTGAAATTACCGCGTCTAAAAGAAACATCTGCTCTGTTGCCAAGCTGTTTCCACCTGTTGGGGCACTTGTCGTCGAACCAAAAGAGTACATCATAGATCCAAAAAACTCGAATGGTGCAAAATAAGCGATAGACTCGTTTAAGGTTTCCAAGTCTTCTTCTGAAACATTTGAACTTTCAAATCTTCGAATCTCGTTTTCTTGAAGTTCCGCCAACGTTTCCGACTCGTATGATTCTAGAAAAGGGTTGACCCTACCTGGTAAAATGGCCGCTCTCGCTTTAGTTGGAACTCTGAGGTCTACAACCCCCTCTGTGTCCATTTGTGTTAAAAACTGCCCCATTCTTGGATCCGATATAAACTGTCCGCCTGTAACTTCTTTAAAGAATTTTTTAGCCTTTATAAGCGATGGGGTCCTACCAGAAACATGAGACTTGTCAAAAGTCTGTCCGGCAGCGTCGACGTTGCTTGCTAGGTCTAACATTTCAGTTAGACTCTTGATAAGTAAATCGTAGTGACTTTCGAACAAATAAAAGTTTTCCAGATTTTCTGGACTAAACGCACCGTTTTCAGAGTTAAAAATTCCCTGCACTAGTCTGTCCAACAGCAACCCTGGTAGGCTTTCTCTGTCTCCAGTGCCTACGAATTCAAACATAAATTGCAAAACGCCTCTTTCAAAAACCGAGCCAGAAAACTCATCACCAGCGTAGGCGTTAGCGTATCTCGTAATAGTTTCTTCGTCTTGACTCATCGTATATGAAGTGAACAGCATCATTGCGTCAGCATAGGCACTGATCATAAACAGCCTAGTTACAGTATTATTTCTAAGGTACTCCAAAAATTGATCGTTAAACCTGCCAGGCCTATCGTAATTTGAAGTGTTTTTTGTTTCGGAAGAAAGTTCTTTCAAGAACGTCTGATTCTTTTTAAGATTGTCTATCACTTCAAAAATATATTTTACTAGTCCGTCTTCGTAAGTCAACTCCACACCGTATTGATATACACCTGTGAGATTCTTGTTTTGCTCAAACGTGTAATCTTCCATCACTAAGTTCCTAACCCAAGGGAAAAGTACCTCTGACGGGTCGTCAGGGTTCGTACCGTACGTTTGAGAAGACTGTATCGCACCTTGTAACGGCAAACCTCTCGTAATCCAGTTATGATCTCTAAGTGTTGCCTTTACAGGTTCAGATACAGGCAAAGCATCTACGGCGGACTGGGCGGAACTTAGTTCTAATTCCGCAAGAGAATTGTCCGAGGCAGCCTGCTGCGCTGCTGACTCCGCGTCCCTAAATAGGCTCTTTGCTTTTCTTAACCCAAATGCACTTCCTACCTTTCTTACATTGTCTAGATCAACTCTTGCCCTTTTGTAGTCGGCTGTTGCTATAGTTAAATCTTTTTTGCTCTCGCCGAAAACCTTGTTGGCCACATAAAGTCTATTTTCAACTTCGCGGCGATGGCTGTCTAGCTCTGTACTTAACCTTGTTGAGTCTAAAAGCGAGCTTGGATCGTAGTAGTCGGTGGAAGATAACCTCTGTTGTCTTTCGGCGTCCAGTCTGGGAGTCGTTCTAATTTGATCTATCACGGTGGAGTTTGTCTCCCCTGCGCTGACAATAACTTCTTCTATTTCGTTCGAATCAAAAACTTTCCTGTCAGGAAACCCGTTCTTGTCATGACCGATGTATTCGTTCGTCAACCTTCTTCTGATTATCTTAGCATCTACTAGACGAAACATGTCTCTCCACCAAAGAGAATATAGTTTCTGTCTTGGTAGCAACGCATCAAACAGAAACCCAAAAGCTGATCTCTCTCTCATAATCTCAACCTGATCTATCTTGATTTGCCCTGAAACAACATTATCAGAGAAAAGTTGCGTTTCGATTGACGTGTTATTAAGCTCGTAACTATCACTAGTCCTGTTTCTTAGCTTTATCTTTTCTTTCATTGCTTTTACCGATTCGTTGGCAATTGCGCTGAAGTTGTTCAACAGGCTGTTGAGGTTGTTGAAGTCGTATGGATTTGGCTGATTTCTAGAAAAAGTTCTAAAATCTTGCACCTTATCATTTCTTACTGCAACCTTTTTCAGGTTTCTATGCGGAGTCTGCTGGTGGAAAGATCCCTCCATATATGTTTCGGTTGGCGGGTGATAGTGGTACGGCCCAGTATATTGACCACCGTTCTCTCGAACTAAGACAAACGAAGTTGGATTTAGTCTTCCGTCCGAAATAATCAAATCCTCAATGCCAGGGCCCCTGATCGATGAAACTAAATACGCTCCCGTTTCTGTTATAGAATCGGATGCAACAGGATTTCCAATAAGACCTAGCTCTGGAAATATGTCAAACAACCTATTCTTATCGATGTAGCAAAAAGATTGTATGTGAAGATAGTTCAAGTCTTTCGGTAAGCCCTCGATAGTAAACCTGATCGGGTATCTTGCGCCGAGGTCGTTGTCTGAATCTAACACTGCGTCGGAACTTGCTTCTGGTGTTTGTAGGATCGTTATATCATTTGATATAAAATTTAACCTCGAAGATCTCTTAGCGGGGGCGGTAGTGAAGTATACCGAATTGGATTCTATCAAATCGCCGAATGCTGGTCCTGAAATTTGTATTCCGCTTCTTATGATTTGATCTGCCGCTAGTTTTGCCTCCAGCGATGTTGACACTATTATCGCTACCTTGATGGTGTCCGCGATACCAAATGAATCGCCAGGCTCTACTATTTCCCCAGTTGTTGATACGACCCTACCGGTTACAGCGGGGTCGATATCGTCAAACGTCTTGTCCTCCGAGTAAAGGTTGACGCTTAAATTTATATCTCCAGAGGGCGAGGTGGTAAGCGTGACCCTGTTCGTATTTATGGTTGGAAGTAGCGCACCTAAAATATCATACATTAGTCACAATCCTCGTCGTCTTCTGTCGGAAGAAAGTTGTCATACAGATTACCTACAAGATTTTCATTCTCGCCTGAACCTGCAGGTCCAAAATTATCACCAGGCCTAAGAACGTCATCAGTGCCCTTGTCGGCAAATTCTTGTTCTGATATTTCTGCATCAAATTCTATGTGGAAGTAAGTATCGATGTACTTTTGCTTGTCACTAAACTTTTCATATGGTGGTGCAAACAGGAGCCTTCTCAACGATTCCTTTTCTTCTCTAACTACCACTCCTGATGAGTTTTCAGTTTCGACTGTTTCCTCTTCTACAATGTAAAACTCTATATCAAAGTTTTCTTTTTGAAGCTCTATGTTTTCTTCAAAAAAGTCGAGAAGCACTTTTTGATCGTCTACCAGCACTCTCTTGGCGTCTTTGAAAGTTATGTCTCTTGATGTAGCGGGTTGCGAGTCTAGCATTTCTTCGGTGTAATCTTCCGTGTCCTCGTAAGTAAAAGTACGATAGTCTATGTCTATTTCAATGAGGGGTGTCTTTAACGATGGACCAACGCCAGTGTCTCTTGAGGAACTAAGAAATATAGGAGATTTAAATTTTTGATTGTTTAGTGATTCTATCTTCCACGCTGGTACATTCTGGTTTCCGATCTGGGCTTTGCCTAGTATGTTTCTGAATAAACTTCTTTTTTCTGGCTCCATCCCAATGTCGTCGATATAGTCTTTACCATAAAGCTCATCAACAGGGATTTTGTTTATCTTACCACTCCTAGTGACCAGGCCACTGCTTTTGTTAGTTTCAAAAGAATGTCCATTTAACTTCAACACCCTTTCTTCTGCACTGTCACTGTCATAGAGGGTCTTGGTTCTTATATTCTTTCTCACTATTCTTTCGAAAGTTTCCTGCTTTGACTCAGTAGATCCAGTAGTGTTGTAAGATGGGTCGTAGATTATCTCATCATCAGAAAATGCATAGTACGCTGGCTTCAGCTTCCCTTTAGAAAGTAGGTACCTGCCGTATTGTGTCAGCTCTATATCTATTACATCTTCTTTTTTGTTAAAAAAAGCCATCTACTAAATTACTCCTCTAGCAAACTAATGCTCGGACCCTCTGTGCGCTGGGCTGTGCCTTCTAGCCTCTGAGCGCGACTTTTGTCAAATACTGTGTTAGCATCAATCTTAATTAGTTCAACCAGCGAGAAATAATCATAAGGCCAGTTAAACCCGTAATTGAATAAGTCTTTCTCCGACCTGCTTCTTTCAGGGTGATTAGTTGGCAGGCGGTCTGTGTCCATCTTTTCAAAGTAATTCTTTTCAGCGCTTCTCTTAACTTTAAAAACCATCCACTGAATTTCCTGCATCCTCCCGTCACGAATGTATTGCTCAATTGGTGTTCCCTTGATAGAGTGAGCATTTCTAACTTCTTGATTGATTTCGTCTCCATCCCTGTTGTAGTCGTCAAGAGCTATATCAGGCGGCAAGTTTTGCCAAATAAATCCCAAATCCTTTTTCGTGAGCGTGTGAGTAAACGGGAAAGTGTACATCATAAATGGTTTTATATACTTTCCAGATCTACTGTCGTTGTACTTTAGAAAATTAAATCTTGGAGGGATTACATGTTCCAGCATAGTTCTGACCATTCCAGAAACAAAACTATTTGTAAAGAGCCCCAAGTCTTCCATTTCGGACCTCCTCAGACCAGACTTTATTTCCGAGTCCCATTCCCTGTATTGTTCATAGCCTTGGGTGTTTTTGACTTCTTGATATATTCTCTTCACAGTTGCGTCGCCAAGCTCTAAGAACTTTTTGGTGCCCGTTTGTGTTTCTAGGAAAGGTATCGCAATAACTGCTTCTGAAATGACCTTTCTTTCTTGTATTGTTCCGATTGCCTTCTGCTTAACATTGCTATCTAGTTTTTGCCCCCCAACTTTAAAATGCATACCTAGGAGTTCTGACAAGTCGCCATCCGAGGGGTTGCTAGGTGGTAGTATTTCAACAAACGTTGACTGGGTGTCGATGTTACCCACTTGATGCCACATACCCTTTGGCACGGATAAACCAACAGACGAAGCTCTTGTTGTGGCAACTCCCTTAAAGTCTATATTTGGACATTCCCACTTGGATTGTATTGAGAGCGACTTCCTTATTATGGGTCGGCTTGAGTCGTTGTTCTCGAAAGTGCTAACGAATGCCGCGTCATCTAACCCCAAGCCTCTGAAACTTGCAGACATCTGCATCGCAACTGCCTTGTTGAGTGACGACGTTACCGGGTTGACATCCGCTGTTGCAAAACTTGAGTCAGTAGGCCCAGAGTAAATTGTCCTACTGCCCAGTCCGGCTGCACCATAAAAGCCACTATCTTTGTAATTCTGCAGGCTTGCATCAGAAAAGCTACTATGAACTGAACCTGTAGCTTTAATGAACCTGTTGTATTTTATAGTTGGCGTCGTCTTGTTGTCTATTGCAATTCTGGTTAAAATTGATTCAATGGCACCAGGGTTACTCATTTCATAGTTCTCGCCCTCATCTGGAGTAAAAGAGTATTCAACTTCCGCGTAAGCATCAAAATGCGGTGGAGTGTAACCGCTATATCCGTGAGCAAAGTGCGTGTCGTATCCATAGTCGCTGGTCTCTCCCGACTGCAACTTTGCAGAGGCGTCGACTGGTGGCCCGAAAGCCTGGGGTAGGTTGTATATTGGGAAATCCTTTCTGTCAGACTTTCTCGACATTCTTAATTTCATCCTGTAGGTCTTTCCGTACTCTATTGGTCTTTGAGGTGTGTCCTCAGAGGCTATAACTGTTGAATGTCCGTTTTCCAAGAAGAAGTTCATAGTTTCAGCATAAAAGTTATTGGCAGCCTCTGAGTAGAGAGTCTTTCCGAGCGCCCTCATAGCTGTCAAACTGAAGCTAGATGTCATCATAGAAGAAGTGTTTGGCATCCCAAAGAATGCATAACCTCCTTCGGCAGCATCGGCTTTGGCGTCGTCCGTAGATACCGAAATTTTCCTGAAGTCTAATCCAGAATTAATCGCCGTCCTGTAGCCAAGCATAGCTTCCGGCACCACCCTAACAAAAGAACAGGGTTGGAGACTTGCGCTGGGGTGTGGCTCTGTTTCATACAGAACAAGAGTTTCATCAAATTGGCCCTCCGTGACCTCTCTTTGACCGTTAGAAAATAAAGACCTTGCTGGATCTACAATAGCTTCGAAAGGAATTCTTTCCACTCTTTGAATACCATATTGGCCCGAACCTCTTTGCCAGGTGGTTAATGTCTGATCTTGATCTGAGTTGAAGAAGTTCGCCCAAGATGCAGAACCTATTCTCGGTATGCCACCATCTGCAGTTTCATTAAACTGTGACCCGGTTATATATGATGGGTACTTAAACGCACCTGTTAACTGGTGCTGAGATGAAATAGATGACAACAGTGTTACACCATACCCGCCAGAGAACCCTCTAAACTTTGCCGTGGATAGTGAAGAAGAATAATCAGAACTCCCTATAAGTTGAGTTCCGTGAGGGTATTCTAAACCGTGGTCTGATATACTGTTTGTGCGGGTCTCCGAACCGGTGTTGTGATAACTCAGATTATTAAACGTTCTGTGTTTTCTCGAATAGTTCAGCCAGGCCTTATTTGACATTGGCTTTCTATTTGTTCTGTTTGCATCGTCCGAAATTGTACCAGATAAGGTCATTATTCCAGTATCGTTGCCCATCCTATACCAAGCGACCAAACTGTTTCTCATTCTTGGCCTAACGCACATATCTGGACGCCACGGGCCTCTATATCTTGATCCAGATCCATACAGACCCACCACATCTGCTGGTGCGAGCTTTTTGTTAAATATGCAAACCTCTGCGATGGACGCTTCTGGTGATCCAAATTCTCTACCAGAATACGAACCTGTTGACCAAGATCTAGAGTTACCTATTGTGCAGTTGTCGTAACCGTCTATGTCTAACTGATTTAAGTTCGGCATTGCGCCCGTTGATGACGCTGCTGTTATTTGAGACCCGGTAAAATTCAACCCGTTTATAAAAAATATCGGAGGCTCTCGTGAGCCGTCAGTTTTTAGTTTGCCTAGAGGCAACGTTACGCCTACATGGTTCCACGAATCACCTATGAGTCTCCTCTTAGCGGCAGCAGAGCCAGAAGATCCCATCGAGAAGTAGGCCTTCTTTCCGCTCGTGTCCCGGACATAAAGCTTGAGATTAGAGCCGGACATATAAAAATTAAAACCGTTGTTTAGCTCTGTTTCCCCATCCTTGCCTCTGCCGCCGAACTGAACTAATGTTCCCTGAATCTGAGACAGCTCGCTCTTAGTCGAGGATGCAGGGTCTGGATAAATCCACATAGAAACAGATATCGCAGACGAGCTTAAAGAGGTTGCTGACCTTGCAGAGCCAGAAAAGACTTGTGCCCATTCCAATCCGTCTCCGATTTCTACCCTATTTACAGCAGAGCCTGAAAACTTTGTACAAACCTCCATAAATGGTCGGTCTTTTTTCGGAACAAAGACGGGATAGTCAACGGCAATGCCGGACTTTACTGAATTGAATCCGATACCGGGCGCGTAAAAAGGCGCGAGTGCTGTTCTAAAACTACCCATTGAGGTTCTAGTGTTGTCGTGATTCTCTTGCATAACTTGCGAACCAGGCCCGTAAGATTGACTAAACAATGTTGCTAATTGAGTCATTCTCTGCACTGGGTAGAATCCCTCATAGGGAAGCAATTTCTTCAGCCCCTTGCAACTCAGACTAAAGGTAGCAGGGTTTGTCCTAGAATCCATCTCTTCTAATTCATCCTGAACTACGTTAAAATACTTCATAAAATCAGAGTGACCATAAACTTCGTAAAATTTATCTTTAGAGCTATCTGAAAAATCGTTTTTGGAGCCGGTGACTGTCAAGAAATCTCTTTGCGGACAATTAAAAAATGGGTCTTCTGAATCTGTACCAATGTAATTGTTCATTTCTTCACTGATTCTATACTCGGACACCAATGAATAATCTTGCCCCATCAATCTTATCTGTTCTGCATAACTCTTGTAGTCGCTAAAGTTAAATGGATATCTTTTCGCCAGGTCTCCTGCAGTCCATTTTGTAGCGCCAGCAAGGTAGGTGCTGTTTGAAATCGATGCAGAGAAATAAGCATCACCAACCGGTCGTCTGTCCTCTAAAGGTGTAGGCGAACTTGATACTTTGTCCATCGTTGTGGGCATGTTGGCGCGGAGCGGGGTGATTCCAAATTCTTCTCCGTCGGTGAAATAACCAGAGTTGCCTATTGAGCCCTGAGCGCCAATATTTTTGCCAAACTCTTTTGCTGATGGTTTTCTAGAATTTTGATAAGATTGAAACATTTCTAATATTATTGTTCTTTTGTCAGCATCAAAAGTGGCCTTGCCTACGTCCTTAAACCTAAGCCCCATAGAAAAAGAGTCGTTTCCTTCGAAAGAGTTTAAGCCGTCCACGATTTGCTCAACTGCTTTTCCAGTCGTGGTGGCGCTTTCGGAAAGCTTGATATATGCCAAAGTCTTGTCCGGGAAATTAGTCTCAGTATCTGGGTGGTGTGGGGGTACAATCGTTATATAGTTTATACTTTCTGCTCGGAAATCGGTGACAGCAGGCTTCATATAGAATGTGGCCTCCCTTAAAACGTTTAGTGATGCAGATGTTGTAGCATACCAAGATCTGAACTCACCTTTGTTATAACCGAATGGGCTGCCATCGTGATCGTGCAGTGGACTGTCCCCAACGTCTGGCAAGCCGTGGATGACAATTGGTAGATTGTCGGAAGTTACAGTCATATGCATCGAGTTCTTGACAACATCTGTGCCGCCTATGTTTCCGATTGCATCGACCCATTTACCAGTGTTGGTGCCATAGTAGCTAGTAAAGTTTGGATTCCTAGTCAACGTTTGCGACAAAGTGAACGAACCGGGTGTAGATCCAGATTCGTAGAGGAGCACTGCTCTGCTGCCCTCTGCGTCGTTGTTATCCGTGTCGTTCCCACTTACTGGTCTAGATATTGAAATCCAGCTTGGAGTCGCAGATACAAATGCCCCAAAGTAATTCTTTTCCGTGGTTACTGGGTTGGTGATAGTCTGAACGTGTACCTTCGTTCCATCATCTTTGAATCTCCAAATTTGTACCGAACCTGTTCCAGCGCCTGCGCCGCCTCGTATACCTTCAGGTTCACCGATAACAACGTGTTTGTTGCCCAGTCCAAACGAAACGTTTGCTCCAAATCTCGGACCAGTAGTGTGGGTTGGGTGGGACGATGTAAACACACAGACGGGTGCCCAGGAACCCGATGTAGATCCGTTGACAGGTGTTGAGCCCGACTTATATATATGAACGACGCCGCCTTGGACCATTTGGTCTGAACTGTTTGATTTTACATACTGCCCCGTGGCACTAATAGCAACATATGAACCTGAGAATCGTACCTCTCTACCAAAGTATTGACCAGTGCTCGGGTCATCTGAAACAATTTCCGCTTCTTGTTGCCAGCCGCCCACTGCACCACTAGACACTATAAAGGCTTTACCAGTTCCAGAGGTCATCACGCCCGAGGAACTGCTCTTATACATACCGTAAATTAGAGAAGTTCCGTCCTTACCGAGTGCAAGGTTTTTGCCAACGGATTGTGCTGTGGCCTCACCTTTCAAGATAAGAGCTTCGTGCTGAGAGTTTCTAACTGTAGAGAGCTTATATATGTATATACCACCGGCTCCGTTAGTTGAGCCCTGACCCGATGACGACTGGCGACCGGGTGCTCCAACAGCAAGATAGTCCCCTTGAGTGTCTATATGCCAGCCAAACTCTGCGTTGGCGGGACCAGTTTGGCTAGGAGCATCGCTCATTGTTAGCTCAAACGCCAAGTCCTCAACCCAAGGTATACCAGGGGCACCATTGGCTCTCGTGTCTCCGCTGTCTGGAGTGTAGTTAAATTTATGAACCCTGCCCCGGTTTGTGCCGGAGGCAGGTCCAGACCAGCCGCCGACATACAGAGTTGTCGCATCTGCCAAGCGTAAGGAGTGTCCAAAGTATGCTGCGTCTGAGCCCCCCTCTGATTCGTTTTCCCTATACGATTGTGCGCTTTCTGAGATTGTGTACAAGGGTGCCGAATAATTGTGCGTGCCTGACATATCAGCATAAGTAAATCCGTCCTGTTTTATGTGTATTTTAAAAACCTTCGGCGTCTCAGGAAACCTTCTAGCATACGTAGCTGAAGCACTTGGGAATGTTTGAGTATTCTGGAGGAAGCCGCTTTCAACACCAGAATCGGCGTGGCCCTCGATTCCCCTAAACAAACCAGTCGCAGAAACTAACTCACCTTCTCCAAACCTACCTGGATGGTCGACACCTAAACTAATTTCTTTAGAGGTTCCAAAGTTTTCCTGCGCGTCAAGAGGCCACTTTGAGGAGTTTCTTATAAGCTGACCTTGGGAGTTAAATGATTTCGTTTTAACTCTGTCGGATCTTTTCAGTGACCACCAATTAGTGTCGAAATCTTCTCTTTCCCTGGTACTCTTAAGGAACGCATTCTGTTCTTGAGGGAATAGAACCTCTTTGTAGGAGATGGAGTTCGCGTCCGCTACAGACTCTATTCCCTTAAAAGACTGCAAATACTTCGGGTGCACTTCTTGATCGAGCCTTAAAAAGCTCTTCAAATTTAAATTGGAGAAGTTACTTACAAGGTTTCCGTAACTCACATCCGTATATGATGTTGCCGTGGTGGATAACCTGTCTGGATTTCCTACTGGGATTGGAATAAAATTATTATTTTCATCTGTCGAGTAGTTCTTTATGAATCTTATCGGTATGTTTTGATTTGTTAAAGCAGACTCTGTAAATCTTGTTAGAGTGCTGTCTACACGCCTAGAGGATGTTCTCTTTGAGAATTCTATACTGTCTGGCCAGTTGTACGCGCTGACTGCGAAAGAATCCATTGCTCTTCTCTTGTACTTAGAAGGGTCGGAAGCCTCCAATATTGCAGGATTGCTTTCAAGTTCCGTTGCAACGAAAGAGTAGATATTATTTCTTCTCAAACTAGTGGCTATCGGATGTTGCCCGGCCCTTAATTGTTTCCAAGAAGGGTATCCATATTGCCCGCCTCGGTTTGAGATTATAGCATTTAACAACAAATGAGATCCAATAGCGCCTTGAGAACCGGTTAGACCATCAATCATTTGTCCAGATGGGTCAACAGTCGATGCACCTTCGTTGACGGTTTGATTCGAATTCAAAAATTCGTCATTGATGTAATTGAAATCACTGAGGTCGAATTTGTTTGGTGATGGGCTCGTTCCAACATTTACTGTTGTTTTTGATGCAGCGTCATATCCAAGTATATTACTGTCTTTGTCAACATTATCCAAAATTATCGTTCTCAAGCCAGCAAAGTCAACCGGTGTGAAATCAATGAATCTATTTTTATCGTTTTGGATGATCTGTTTCGTAGCCAAAAGCAATCTTGATTGTGGAGACGATTGTAATGCTCCATCCTGAATGGCAGCGCCAAATAAATCCATATTGATATTCGTTTTGAACGACCCAACTTCACTAGCACTTAAGAACAGTGGTGAAGAGGATGTTTGAGCACTTGTCCCAAACTCAACTGGCTCAGTAAAATCAGACTCGAACCTTCTGTAACTTCCTGTAGTCTCTATGGTCGAATTCCTAATCCAGGCGTAGCCAAGGTCAGTTTGCGGTATCTGATGCTGAACAAAGAGGTTGTCAGACCTTACAAATATATCGTCGCTGCCTCCATTAGAAATCGCAGCGTATCTGTGGTTTCTGTTAGTCTTGTGGTAAGACGCACTAGGTGTCGAAGAGCTTACAGAACTTAAAAACCTATGACCGAAAGCTTCTGATCTCTCCGCTGCGAAAACATCCAACATCATTCTTTGAGTTAGATTCCTGTAGTTTAGAGAACTGTATGCTGATATCTGATTTGTCGCAGTGTCTATGTGAGGGCCGCCGTGGGCTGTCCCTGCAGTCTCAGGGCCACCTGGCGATGAAAATCTGCTAGTAATTAAATGTTTTTTAACTTCTCTTTCTGGTCTCACTGTATCTTTATATCCATAAAAGTAGGATGAAGAGAACTCTTCTGTTAGTCCGAAGTTAGTGGCTACATACCCACCCTTATCGGAAGAGTGAGAGAGGAAGTGATCAACCGAATAAGTCTTCTTCTCATTCTCAACAATGTGATCTTTCGACATCTCAACAGAAGTGCCAAGAACGATCTGATAGTCGTGCTGGTAGTTGCCGAGATTCAAACTAGCTGTAGATGTTTTTATGTTTCGAATGTTGACTGGCCTCTTTGCAAGAGGATCTCTCAGTACGTTTGAACGACCAGCGTACGAACTAGTCAAAGATACTTTAAATAGAGATGGGGACTGCCCAGTAAAATTCGAACCTTCCATATCTGGGTTTAAAACATACAATTGATTGTGTGAGGCGCTTATAAAAAAAGCTTCCCTTCTGTCCGATCTCCCGTCTAGCCCAGTTTTGTATGTACCTGCCTTTGACTTTCTCCCTATACTAACACTTGCGCTTCTGTTCAGTTCTATGTGCCTGTGGAAGTGGCCACCGACGTGATGCTGGGTGAACGGGCCCTGTATTGGTATCTCCCTGTCATCGCCGTAAGCGTCATCGTGAAGGTTTGTTATCTCAACACCCTTCTTGAAGTTGTCGTATATCTCTTTCTTATAATCTGTCGGAACGTCTATAGAACTACTGTAAAGGCTGAATGGAAGAACCGTACCAATATCAAAATCTCTGTTTGTGTCGCTTATATCAGCAGTGCCTCGGAACTTCTTCTTTTCAAATACCTGTCCGCCCTGCAATCTATACTTAGGAATATTAACATCATCACAAACTGGGCCCGCATCAATGTCTGATCCACTAACTCTTATGTAGTCGTTGCTGCCAGGGTTTGTCGTTCCCTTAAAGAAGTCCAACTTTTTGTTCAGGTGAAAGTTTGATCCGCCGTGAAGAACGTGCTGGATACCTGCCTCTAGTTTGTATGGTTTTGTAAGCCTTCTGAGAGTATAAGTCGACCCGGAGGCGACTGTATTTATCCTCTTTCTTAATGTCTCTCTTTGCGCGTCGACGGCAGCATCGCCTGTCGAGATTCTTGTTGCCTTTCTGTTGGTCCTGTCTTTCCACCATCGGCAGTTCTCACTTTGTTCCAGCAAGATGTCAGCGCCGCCTGTAAAGCTAACCGCCGTGCAGTCGGTAACGGTTTCTGTTATGGTAGTATTTCCGGTGTCCCCTGAGATTGCCTGAGTTAGCGTTAAAACATTATCAGTTCGGGATACAGTAATTTTTCCATTGTGCCCACCAGCGCTTTCAATAGCTGTCTTTAGTGCTGCCGCCTTGTCATCAAATCCGTTATCCTGGTCGAAGTGTAGATCCGAAGCTGTTGCGTCAGACTTTGGGATATACACCCTGCTTGTTCCATCTGTAGATATTATTGTAATTGCACCGCCGTCAATACTGCCACCATCAACGTCAGCAAAGGTAATTGTAGCTGTAGCACTGACGGGCCCAACGGTCGAGGGAAGAGGCGCGTGACCGTGCTCCCAGTCATATGTCAGTTCGTTTATACCTAAGATTCTACCTTCGGGATCAGCCTGCTTCATCTCCAAAGTAGGAAATTTAGCCCAATACTTATTTCTCTCTAGGGCGTGGGACTCGATAACATTCTTTATACCGTCAGTGAACGTCGTACTAGCTGGTTTGTACTGGTCCAAAATGGTGGACAACGAGTCGTCAATCCACCTATAGAACTCGATATATTTTTCTACGTCTGGGTCGTTTTCTACGTTTTGAAAAAACAACGCTCTCAGTTTGTCTAGTGGTTTATAGGTCTGGCGATACCTGTCTACAGGCTCCCCTATGACGTTGCCAAAATCTCTTATCGATGAAAAGAGATCGATCATTTCCTGTGAGATAGACTGGTACATACTCTTTTCAAAGGAGAAGACATAGTTTACGGGCCTGGAGCCTCTGGTAAAGGTCTTGTCATCATCCGAGAGAATTCTTATCATGTCCGATGAGACAATGTTCTCGAATTCCCTTTGTCTGTATGCCGGGACGTATTCCAATGCTATGCTGGATGTAGAACTCGCCTCAAAAAAATCACCTCTAGCTGGATGGTTGTACGCTACTATCTGACCTATATCTCCATAGCTCGTCACCTTATCAATTGAACCAGAAGAGAAATCTTGAACTACTAGCTGGCCTCCAGCAGTAGAGCCAGTAATCATTGCGAAGTCCCAATTCATCGCGAGAGTCTCTATATTCGGTATGTGATTGTCTATACCCGGCTGCAGAGAGAATGCGCTCTCATAAGGATCTTTTACTCCATAATTTTTTGGGTCTACAGCGTGCTTTGTGATGGTCTCATCATCTAAGTACTTTACCCAATGTCGTACTGAAGATATCTTTACATCTGATTGTTGTAGGACTGATCCTGTAAAGTTTCTCCTATGTGCGCCCACAAATATTCTTTTAGAGAACTTATGAAAGTCTGCGCCTTGGGCCTTGGTTATGTCTTGAGATAGTTTAAATTTGTCTTTTACCTGTCCGGCTTCTACATTTACACCAAACAATTCGACTGTATACGCAGCATTTGAACCACTAATTAAACTACCAAAGGAACTACCAGATGGAGCTATTCTAAAGGCAAAGTTCCATTTCTCGCCATCGTACACATCTCTAAATACTTTGGTTTGTTGTTCAGATATTATCCCAGAGGTCGACTTTAATATAAACCTAGCATTCTTTGAGTCTTCTTCCTCTTTTGCAGCTAAGATTTCAAAGTTGGCAAAGTCTTTGTCAGAAGCTCTAAACGTAAGGTTACTTGTCGAGTCTCCCTGTTGAACCGTGTGTGCCCCAAACAAGGACGACGATATGGGCGTAGACTTATACCTTCCAGTGTTGTCATTTTCTGGAAACAAATGGGGAAATATTATTTCAGCTTGTGTAGTGAAGGATAAACCTGTGTCGCCAAGAGTTGATCCGGTTATGAACCCTCTTGTTGGCAACTCTGCAGATGTTGTATCCAAACCAAAACTTGAGCTGTATTGAAAAATTGTCGCTGACTTGTTCACACCTTGAAAGTTTGCATACCTTTTCTTGACAGAATCGGCCTCGTAGTTCGGTTTTAACTCGTAAGTAGCGTTATCGGAATACGCCTTGAGCTTTATAAGCTCTTCGTCCACACCGTGAGTCCTCAGTATGTTTCTGAATGCTTTTTCGGTTCCCTTCGACTTATTTATTGTTACTAGTGAATTGTAGAGATTTCTGTATATAAAATTCTTTATATCGTGAAGCTTTTGCTCGAACTCGAACTCTTCTGTTTTATCGGCCAGTACTTCTAGGGCGGTGGCGTCTAAAAACATCTCCGTAGTATCTAAACCGTGAGAGGCCAGTACTTGTGACATGAAAGGAAACGGCTTCACCTCATCATAATCGTTGTATTCTAGATGCTTAAGTTTTGGAAGCTGTCCAATCTGAGCGTGAAGGACGTCGAAATAGGATCCTATTATTTGTAACAGTTTTCTTGTTTGGCCTCTCTCACCGTCCTCCTCCAAAACCCAAGCAGGGATTGTATGAATTAGACAACTAGAATTTGCCAAGTCTCTTTGTAGACCTGCATCAGTCTTCTCATCCACGAACTTGTTGAGTCGTGGGTTTTCTGTGTGTATTATAGGATCTTTAAACTCGCTACTAGCAACACCAGACTTGACTATCGCAGAGTCAGTCGATCTATTGCTGTCTGTATACCCGACAAAAATACCGTTAGAAAGCCTGCCAGAGTAATCCAAAACCAAACTGTCCACGCTCGATGTTAAGGACACACCTTCATTGAATTTATAATAAACACCCAACTTGGAGTTTGCTTCGTCTGTATTAGTACCGCCATTGATTTGTGTAAACCAGTGTCTCGCGATCTCCTTCGGAGACCTTTTAGTCTTCCAGTATCTGAATTCGTCTAGTGATCCAGACAGCTTGCCCCATCCCAAGTTAGAGTTGCCGACTGTGTTATACGGAGGATCTTCAGCTTCGCCCTTTCCGGCCTTACCCGTTGCAAGAGCGCCGATCGTGCCCACTAGTCTTCGATTTACCTTGTCAACCGTCGAACCAGACAAAACCGCTTTATCCAAAGCTCCGTCAACGTAGACACCCCAAGAAAGATTGCTACCTGTATTTTGAACTGTGATTGCGTAATGATGCCACTTTCCATCGGAAGCGCTGGTCGCTAAGTGTGAGCTTCCCAATTCCGCTTGGTGAACACCTGCGGATCCAGATTTGTAGGTGACTACAAAGGGTGTAGAACTAGCAGCAGCGTTTTGCTGGTCAAGCTCAATGGTAAATCTCGCATACTCGTGATGATCTGGCAATGAAGACGAAGACCAAATGTCCAGTAAGACTTCTCTGCGATTGCTCGCACTGAAAGCGTCTTTCTTCAGCCAGAACTCTACAGTGTTGCCTTTGCTTGCGTTTATCTCAAGGTTTGAGGTCCTGTAACTGGAAGTGTTCCAGATATTGTCGATGTGAGGACCACCCTTTAAAGAGATATATTCTTTTACTGTCGGGTTTCTATGGTTATTGACCGAACCTGAAGTAGAAACCGTTGATATACTACTTCCTGGGTTGAACCTAACAAAGCCGTTGGTTCTTGGATATTCCTTTTCAAAGAGGTAAATCTGGAGCGGATTTGAATCGTTTACCCACTCTAGCTTCTCTTTGGCGGATCCGTCGTATGGATAGTTCTGGTAAATAGATTCTATAGATGACTTGTAGTACTCTTCTGCGGAGCCGTACACTGCAAAGTTGGATGCAGTAGAATAGTCTACAACAGATTCATACTTATATTTGTTGCGAATATATTCTTCGATATAGTCAATAGACTCAACATCTTCTAACAGTTGGTTAGAGTTTGTGGGCTTTTGGATATGTTTTGATTTATTTTTATCAAATAAATTATTTAAACTCATTACTTCCCTACTCTAAACTTATGAACTTTATCCTGAACTGTGTTCTTGCCATCTGTCTCATACATAAACTGAATTCCGTAAGAATAACCAGATTCTAAATTAGAAAAATCTAAATCAAAATAGTTTCCATTCTTATCGTGAGAGAGTTTGGTGTAGTCGGTTTGCTGGCCACTGCCAGTACCGAACGGTATTATGTCAAGATCGTCAATAATCCTGAAGATCCTGTAGTAACCGTTTTCTATCGTGTAACCCTCTATGTTATTTGATGCGACGGTATAAATATTCGGCTGCCAATTCTTTTCACGAACAAATAACCTAATTCTAGTGTTGTCGGACTGTTGATACTCTGTCTTTAAATTTGTTATCGTAGTTGTATAACTTGTGCTTGGGTTGTAATCTGCCGCTGTGTGCGTCCTTACCCTGAAGTTTGACCCTGTTACGAGCTGCACACCTTGCACAACGCTAGTTGGCTTGCTCCACACATCAAATATTTCTTTTTCAGAGCCTGTGAAAGCAAAAGATGCCGAGTATATACCCGTAGAAACCCAACCCCCAGTGACTACAGTTGCTCCGGCGACGGTGACGCCACCTCCGATTGGAAGGGTTTTAGGCTTGATCACTTGATTTTTTATGTTGCCAGACGGAAATACTTGCAAATGTATCGATGTGTGTGCACTATTGCTTCCAGAATTCGCTCCGAGGGCGGGTATGTTCTTGAGTCGACCCCTCACAACGTTGTACAAGTACAATGTATTCAAGTTATCCTCGCCCGACATTAAAGAACTGCTAAGATAAAAACTGTTTCTATCGTCGGGAATCGAATCATCCCATCTGGCTTCTATCATAGGCCGTTTGTAGAAGAACTCAGTCGATCTAGAAAAGAATTTCTTTGTGTAAAATGACCTGTTTTTTGAACCATCTTCGAACGTGCCAGACATTTTGAGCATCACGCCGTAATTCTCTCGATCTGGGTCTACTGTTGATTCTGCGACCAGCCATTCTTCGACTAACGCAGTAACATTTACGCTTAGGTTTTCTACCCCTTTTGTGAAAGTTTGTTTGTAATGTGGGAGATTTCTTCCAGCAGTATACCCCACCTCGTGAAAGTCCCCACCTTGCGCTACCCAACTAGTTGCCTGAGTTGGTTTAATCCAATTTGATGCAAACTCGTCAGAGTAACCCTCCATATCCAACCCAGGGCCTTCGTCCCAAGACTTTGAAATTGGCAATACAGCCATATCAAAATTCTTTGGAAGGGTCTGACCGTGAGGGGCGTTGAACACTCTAAGAAAAAACTTCACGTTCCCAGACAACGGCAAGTCGCCGCTGTTCCTCTTCGTAAGGATGTCGGAAACTGGAAAATTTAATAACGCTCTCGATTTTTCAACTGAGCTTGTTGATGCCTGGCCGAGAATAGAAAACACTTCCAAAACGTCAGAGGCCCCCATATTAGAACCCGTCCCCCTATTTATAAGGCCGTGCTTGAAGGCATTTGTGATTGTATTGTCCGCAGTGCAGAAAAATCTCTTAATCGCCATTATACAACCGTCCCTTTTATGTCCCTGTTCGGGTATTTCAACTCGAATATGTGGGTTTCGGGCAAAGTTATAACTCTACCATCCAGGGAGGTGTTCCTTTCTACACTGAAAGAGACGCCAGAGTAGGGGTATCCGTTCTTGTTAATAACATCAATTGAAATAACATCAAGAACTTGAGGGACTCTTTTCAACGCCTCATAGTACTCGGAGATGTATATAGGTTCTCCAATTTCTTTCTTAACGGTAAACAAATTTTTCAACTCTAGGTTTGCTGCACTTAATGCGTCAAACTTATTTTGGTCTCTTTTGACAATTATCTTGTACTCGACTCCATAGTTTATAATAAACGGATCAAGGATATCGATTGTATCACTAATCATTCTTGCACCGTTTAGCCAAGTTTTTAAGTTATTTTTCAAAGTTCTGTTTGATACTGCTAATTTACCTTCGGTATCCTCCGACAATACGTAGAGATTCAAGTTCCTCTTGAAAGAATCTGCATCGCGAATGACAGTGCATCTCTTGATAGCGCCGAAGTTGCCAGGCATTGCATAAGTTAAATTAATGTAGTCCTGTTTTGTCACTGCCCTGTTTTGAGAGGAGAATGCACCCAGTGCCCGGATCTTGACCTCATCTACGGTCGGCAAACTAACATCTCCCACTATCGGTTCTTCGTTCAAGACCTCTATTCCGTTTATTACATAATCACGAACAGACTTGTTTAGTATTGTCAGGTTATCAAACTCTGCCAAAATCGAAGTCTTGTTCTTAACGGATCCTGCCGACGCATTGACAAACTCTTGTGTATTTTCTCTGTAAGATATTGACAGTACCGTATTCGCTGGAGCTACTCCAAGTTTGTCATTTGATGTAAGTTTCGTCGGATCAAAGGTTGCGTCAGATATGTGTGGGCGGGCATGCCTCTTTAACACAACACTGGAGGGGTCTGCGACAGAACCGCTTAAGTCTTGAATTGGAGATCCGTGGCCGAACTGCAAGATCGTGGAAGACCTGTTGTTCTCTACGGTATATCTTCTCGGTACTGTAACTGTTTTTAATAAATTAGGTATCCTGTCGGCGGAGAAGCCAGGGTTTGTAACCGGAACATACACTATTTCTTGAGTCAGGTCGTCCACTTGTGCGTATTCGTTTCCGTCTGAATCAATTACTGATAATATTTCCGAGACGTTTTCGCCCGGTACTTCAACTTTTAGGAATCTCTGGAACGCTCCCACAGTCTGCGTGTAGGTTTTTGTAACCCCAGAGACGACCCGGCCATCGGATTTAACCGCGTAATATGTAGGAGTGCCGTTGGTCTCATCAACTTGGGCCACGACGAATTCACTTGTGGCGACGCTAAACCTCACGTCATCCAATAAAGTAAAAACTGCGCCGGTGTCACTGGAGACCTGACTACCTTTCTTTATAGCTGGTAAATAATTTAAGTCAGGCTCGGCTGTGTTCGGTATCGCAGGCACTAAACAAAAGAACTGACAGACGCCATAAGAGGATGGGGCTTTACTAAACTTATACCCCATAGCCCTGGACAGTTTTATGACATTGTCATACTCTGCTGCCGTTTCTAGAAAGCTCTCATTTGCCTGATAGTCTAAATAGAACGACATTACGTCGCCAACGTAAGCAACTGTGTCAATCATCAACGAACCGAACGAGGCCTCATTGAAGTCCTTATAAGAGTTCGGGTAATATCTTTTTGCGTGCTGCAAGAGAGATTGCCTTATAGAACTGTAATCTCTATCAGTGTAATTTATGGGAATAATTTTTTTAGCCATAGGAAATTTCCTCTCTAATAAATAGTTTCAGTCAAATTTATTGCGAGAGTATTGACATCATCTGTTGGCAAAATAGTGTATGTGACGTGAATACCCAAAAAACTATCATCAGTTCTAAATGTTCCGTCTGGACCTTCGAACATAATTTCCTCTATCCTGATGAAAGATAAATACTTTTTTACTTGAGTTCTTATTCTGGCGCTTATATCCCCGTAAAGCCCTTCGTCTATATTCCTGAATAGATAGTTTCTCAGGCCTACGCCAAAGGCTGGGTCCATAACCCTCTCTCCTGGCGATGTCAACACGATCATCTTCAAATTTTGCTGAACGGTTTCTTTTATCGTCTTTGTTAATCTATACCCGTCAGTCTTATCTAGTTGAAGTGGTAGTTTTGGTGCTATACCTGGCATATTATTCTTCCTCCTCGCAAATCTCTACCGGTAGTCCTGCCGGGTTTGCCCCTTCGACCGTGCAGTTTGCTTGTTTTTGTCTTCTTCCTGGCTCTTCGCCTGGTAAGTGTGGTAACGAAAGTGCTAAAAATCCAACTGGACCGAGAAATGGTCCGTACGCATTGCCTGATCTCTGGGAAACTGAGTTTACTGTATGGTTCACCGACTTTAATAAACTCGCTACACCTCGTCGGACTTTGCCTGCATTGGGCGGAAAGATGCCGCTGATTATCTGAAGTACAGACAAAGAAATATCAACGGGTGCTGCCAAAGTCAGTGGTGCAACTGTATTGTCATCGGTGTTTAAATATCCAGACGTGAATGATCTGCTCGAATTTGAAGATAAATATGGAGGACTCTTTATGGAGCCCCAAGACAACCCATCTCTCAACTTACAGGGGTCTCTGTCGTATATCTTCTTCATCTGAGCGAATGCTGGGTCTACGAGTGCTGCCTGTCCCTTTATAGCGATTATAGGTGCCATTACCACCATCTTTGCTATCTGCGGAACCAGATCACCCAAGAGTGCTTCCGCTACGTTCCCAAAAGGACCAGAAGCGCCTTGGTTACCCTTCATCACAGCAGGATATTCATCGCCACTTATGAGGCCTTCATCGCCAGAACCTATAGATTTTTTGTTTTGCAGTATCCTGTACATAGATCTTATCGACCCTCTAGTCCCACCAAGAAAGTCTCTAAATCCACGTTTTGAATCGAAAAAGTTTTCTTCATTTATAAAATACAGTGCAGCCATACGATTTAGTGGGAAAATCTCTTCGAATAACATTTTGACGTCGGAATTGTAGTCTTCGCTTATAATTTTTCCATCTTTCAATCCAAGTAAAGAGTTTATTAGTGTGTCCTCATATGAATTAAATACGTTCTCCGCTGTTTCTCTTGGCTGTATTCTGCTGTTTGTGTATATGGCAAAATTGCCCATACAATCAACAAGGTTTTCTACCTTTGCTAACTCAAATACAAAGTGTTCAAATTGATCGACTCTGACTGGTCCGAGCTTCATAGATGATAAATATTGAGAGTAATTAGACAGGTTTATTGGGATAGACCCACCCCCTTCGCCAATAACAACCTCTTTGCTAGACGTGCTACCAAAAATGCCGATGTCGCCTTGATATTCGTCGAAATTTGTAAACACAGGGGCGGTCAACTGAAACGTTTCATATCCAGGGATGTAAATCAATCGTAAACCAACTACAGTATTTTCCAAAACATAATGCAGCGCATTTTGAAAACTTGTTCCGCTTTCATTGTTTATAAAATCCGGTGCGACTGGGGTGTTGAGAACCTCTAACAGTTGTTCATACTCGCCAAGTGTCATTCTCCTGCTTAAAGCGAAGTGCAAGTCTGGATTAACTAATCTATTATCTCTTTGTCCATCTTGCCTTTTAGCATAAAGCCTGTATCTGTTTTCGGACGAGTCTCTTTGACCGTTCGCGGTCGCCAAAGCATAATACAGAGCATCAATCGCTTTTGCCAAATAGTTTGGATCATTTTGCGGTGGCTTTACATAAAAATACTGTTCTACCCTGAATTGTCCGTGAGGATTTTGCCGACCTAGGGTAGGATAGGATGAGTAGTCCAAGTACAAACTGTTAGGTCTGGAATCGCCAAAAATTTGAGAGCGGGACAAGACACTCTTGCTCGACTCATATTGATCAATTAATTGACTAAAGAATTCTTCTTTGTAAGATGAGAACTCTGGTTCAAACAAATCCTCTGCCATTGTGATAACTTCCTGCTGAACGTCTTGCATTAGTTTAGCTATAACCGACACCAACGCATCCTTATTGTCAGATTGATTTGCTATTTTCTTAACTCTGTCATAAAAGTTTATCTTATATTGTTGAGAGTTTTGAAAATCTCTCTCAAGAGTCGTCTCCATATAATCATATAGGTACTGTACAATAAAATCCTGACCTAGAATTTGTGAAGGTCTAAATCTAGAAAAAAGAAAGATACCCTTCAAAATAAACTCGATGACAAAAGTTCTGATATACAAAAATACTAGTTGATCAGAAAAGCTTTCTTCGAGAGGGCCTGGTTTGCTGAAGTCTCTATTTATTGGATTATTTTCTTCCCTACTTAACGAATCTTTATAGTCTTCCATTGCTTGTTGTCTTATCTTTTCGAAGTCTATTGGGCGATCTTTGTTCTTTATAAGACAAACCTTATCAGACCTTACATCTTCAAAATACTTTTCGGAGATTCTTGTTGATAATTCGCTTATTTGTCCTACATTAAAGTATCTGGAAGTCGAGACGCTTTCGGCAATCTTGTCCATAAAGTTTTGAGACAACATTGTAAAATGAGAAAGTTCGTAGCTCGATTCATCTGTATCTCCGTATGAAATCGCTTTCCATAGAATTGAGTCAGTGTTCCAGTTTTTTAACATTGGCTCTGTAAAGTATCTATTCTCCGCCAGGTCCCTGAAATATAGCCTGTTAATTTTTGATTCTTCCACGCTTTTCTCAAGGGAGTTCCTTACAAATTGCGCAAAGGCTTCTGGCCTTAAAAGCTTCTTTGTATCAGTGTTTTGCATATCCGGTGCAGACAATCTGAGGTCTCTTAATTGTTCAGACATCTCTTCGTGATAATTGAAGGTCTGCATTTGTCTCAACTCACTTTCAAAAACGCGAGCAGGTCTATCAACCTGAAAGCAGTCCTCTGGAGTGTGGACGAAGAACTGATCTACTATTTGACAATTGAATTGATCTTTAACACGATTGTCCACAACTGAATCAGTAAACTGCTCCAAATTATCTTGTGGAAACTTGGTTGTAGAGTTTATTCTATATTGTAATTGTGGGCCTTGCTTTTCGAGGTCGTATGTCCCAGCAAGATCGAACGCTAATTCAAGAAGGCCAGTAAACTCTATGCCTGTAAACTTTGGATATGGTCCAGAGGTTATTCCAACAAAGTTGTTTTTTGGCTCCAAAAGATAGTTCCTAAATGAGGGAAAGATACTCGCCTCCTGTCTGATGTTCTTTGAAGGGATTAGCATTATCTTTTCAAACAAGTCCGAGTCAATCTTGTCAGCTAAATTGAAAACTAAGTCAGGGGCTGGCTCTACATTTGTAACTCTCCCATTATCATCAATAGTGATGACGCCTGGTTTTTTAATTTTGGTAAAATGATCATCGGCCGGATTTGGTTCTTCGACCTGACGGCGTACAAACTCGTGTTGTGCCATACCAACGTGGTCATATTCTGGGTCATCTGGATTTAGCGGTCTTTGTGAAGCTTCATAAAATGTCGGGACATATCCAGATAGATCGTTGTCAAACACCATCTCTATGTTTCCAAACACGCCCTTAGAGGCCAATCCCGCCAGTTTGAGACTGTTTTCGTTCATATATGGGTTAGGCAAGCTTTGAGGCCCTAACTCCGCCACAAGGGCATCCATAGGGTTCTTTTTGAGCAAACCTCTCATCGCCTCCCTTCTTGCAGATGCGTCGGCAAGCGCTCTTGATATTTCATCCTCAGATGCATTCGCTGACTCTAAGGTTTCTCTAAGAAGTATATCGCCAGCGCCGATATCATCTGGACATCGAACATCGCCTAACACTATGTCTGGGTTTTGTGAAATCTTGTTTAAAAGGTCATCACTTACAAAATCACCAACAGTTTCAAAAATTTCTTGAACGACTCCCGTATCTTGAACGTAATTCTTTAGGTCTGAGCAATCTGATTTTATTACAGTCAATATTATGCCTAGAGTGTCTTTGTCCGCGTTGCCGGTTAATAACGAGGATATCTCGTTTGGAGTCAAGGCCAAGGATATGCTTTCAAATATGTTAGCGATATTGGCCAGCATATTTGTTGGAACCCCAACTCTTTCAAAAGACTTTATTGCAACCGTCGTTATTCTCGCTACTTCGCTGGGGCCTGTGCCCCCGTACACTTGAGAGTTTGAAATGCTAGGCATCAAGTCTTTTGATAGTTTACCGTTTATGAGATCATTTATCTTTATGTCTCCAACGGCACCTCCAAGAAGATCTGGCGCGTTCTTCGATAACGTCTTTAAAATATCCCTGATCAACCCACTTAAGAGACTTGTAAGTATATCTGAAATCGCGACCTCTAGATTCTTAACGATAAGTTTAATTGGATCAAACGTTGGGAGCTTTGGTATTTCAGGTATTTTAAAATCAAAATCCCATTCCGACAAAACCTCTTCCGCATTCACGTCGGGCAATATTTTAAGATAGTCTATAAACAGTGCCCAGAAATCGTACCTATCGAAAAACTCAGCAAACAACTCTCCAAGATCTGAGAAGTCCATATCGTAGTTCAGTTTGTCAGTCACAGAGTAGGCACCTTCAATTGCATTTTTATAAAGCGTATTCTTCGCGTTTAAAAACCCAGGGTCTAAATCAACATTTAAAGATTTGGAAACAAGGTTGATAGGACTATTCAACACCTGTCTTACGTCCACGTCTGCTAAATTAAAATCAATCTTCGGCGTAGGGTGATGGTGTTTCAACAGGAATGCGGACGCATTTCCATAACTACTGGGGCTTTGAGAGATCGATGTGTTGTTTGATTGAACATTTCTTTGCTTCTTCAACAGTGGTAATTGCATTAAGTAACTGACTGTCGTAGAGTTTGTAATCGGACTAGAGTTGAGAAAACTTTCAAATCCAGATGTTAAAACACCAGGCACATCGTTTAAAGACACCAGTGCGATTTTCTTTATTTTTGCACCAGCGAATCCCCCTATGCCCTCACCCGGTCTTATGGTCGGCTCATAAGATATCAATAACGTTCCAGAATTTTCCTTGCTTATTATAAAATCGTTATCTTTTGCCAACTTCTTTAGTTTACCAAGAAGTCGAGATAAACGATCGGCCTCCTTGTTCAATGACAAGTTCTCGGGCTTTATTTTAATTCCGGTTTCGGAGAATGACTTTACCTGTTTGTCGTACGACTTCATCAGTTTAATAGCAGCTTTGACATCCTGTTCAATATCTGAAATCTTGTACGGGATTGTCACCGGAAAAGGCTCGAAGTCCATCCTTTTCTTTGCAAAATCTGCGGCTTCCTTCGCAGATTCTAGATCCACTAACTCAGATGCAGATTTTATCCCCAAATCGTATTGTTGTCTCAGCATTGACAACTCTCTCTCATACTTCTTAAGAAACTTTTTTACAGCCAGAGCATCTCTAGACTTCTGGATTAGAGCGTCCTCATCATAATTGCTTACATCCAAGCCTAGTGACTTTAACCTAAGCGCAACCTCTTCCAATACTGGGGCAATTTCCTCGTCTATATCCACCAGTTCAGTAAAGGCGGTAGTGCTTGTTATAGGGGCTCGCGGAATTAAGTCAAACATTTCTGTTCTAACACGAACAAGCGCTTTAAAGGTGGAGCTTGCGCGAGTCTCTGGTATGTATATTTTTTTTACGGCTGCAAAGATGGGCTGGTCACCTTCTGCAGTGCTTTGGCCAAATAAAACATTGATGGATTTTCCCGACTCATCTGCACCTACCGTTTCAAGAATGTTTAGGTCGTCGACAGTTAAGACACACCTTGTGTTCTCTAGTGGTCTTTTTTGGTATTTGATTATGGGCAAGAACGCTTTTCCCGCATCTGTAGATAAGTCTACTTCCCACTGGGTTTCTTTATTATAATATTTGAACATTTCCCTTACGCCGCGAGCAAGGATATCAGTTCCGTTGTTCTTAAGGTACGACTCGATGCTTGTGCCGCCGAGCTGGCTTCGAGTTACGCCGATTGAAGTAACAACGTAGTAATAATCTGGATCCTTAAACGGCTCGTTGACGACTTCTGACGGTCTCAAGCTTTCTAATATATTGTCCGGTTCCAGAATCGCTTCTGGTGTTACTGATTCCAGTTCCCTCAAGACCGGATCAACACAGTCAGCAAGGGTGATCCCCCCCTCTGGTAGCGTTACCGATGGTAGTGTGACTACAGTGTGAGGGTCACTGTAAAAGAAATCTGAGGTTAGGGGGCTCAGGCCAGCGACGGACATTGCGCTAAATGTTGCTGGGCCAAGAGAACCAAGCTCAAAGTCAAATTCAGCAGGAGTATCTAGACTGCTGTTGTCGAGTGGTGACCAGCCCGCAATCTTACTTATAGTATCAACGTTCTGCCTCTGCCACCTCATAAGGTGGCTTTTCGTGTCCGCGTCAAACAGGGCATTACTGTCAGGCAGTCCAAGAAACTTTTTTAGGACCAAAATATTAGTGTCTTTGGCTCCCATTGACAGAGGCAAGTGAAAGTTTACACTCGTACCGACGTCTGAAACGAGGAGAAAGTCTTTTTGAGTTAGTAGTTTTTTATTAATCATAGTCTACAAAAAATTCAATTTACGTTGTTGAATTTACTCCTTATCGAGCGTGCTGAGCCTTGTCTTAAATATTTCCATTTAAAAGAATTTATGTTCCATTTCATTGCAGAATTAGAAAAGGTCTCCACACTTACAAATTCAATAAGCGATGCGACGCACTGTGGTCCTCCGTTTGGAGATGGTAACGTCGGGACACCGTAAAACGGAGAAGGGTGAACGTGAGTGGACAGCGCTACGTCAAGTTGGGCTACGTTATTTACAGTAGTCTGCAGCGCTCCAACCAAAGAATCAACGATGTTGGCAAGATCGTTGATGCATTCTGCAGTGTTGTCGCCAAGTGTCATTGGCTGGAGGTTTTTGTCATCGTTGTTTGCTATGATGTCGACGCCGCGTATCTTCTTAATTCTACCACCCTGCGAATTCATCTTATCCGTTTTAGTGACGAGTTTTATACCCTCGTTGGCCACCAACCTCACTGAATCTGCCTTTATGCCCACTGCCGATCTCGCCTCGCTACTTCCAATCGTGCCTTCAACTATATTAAAGTAGGAATCGATATCAGACTTTTGAGAAATGTATATTCTAGCTGCATCAACAAGGGTACCATATTCAGTTTCCACAGGCACAAACATCGGTGAAACTTCTAGAGGTGAGTCTTTGTCGTCTACTGCTCTAGGGCTCGGTGACATTCGACCGCATACTATGTCTATTGCTGCTGCTTGGGAATTGCCCTTACCACCGTAACCAGATGTCAATACAGAGTTCCTGTCCCTAGTCAATACTATTGAAGCATTGTTGCTATTTGATATTATCTTATCTCCCTTGAACGGTTTGAAATTTGGCACCGGCTCGGCCATATGATCGCCGGCGACCCCCTTTCTTCCGTCAGAAGCGTCTTTAGCTCCGACTGAGCCTTGTTTTGAAAAACCAGGCATACCGGTCAAATCAATCAAGGGTTTAGTGCTGGGTAATATACCAGTAGCCCGATTGAGAAGACGGCCATAAGTGGCATTAATCGTAGAGTCTATCGAATGTCTGGACAGCGCCTCTTGGTTTAGATCTAAATCTGCTTCAATGTCTGTCGGTATCAGGCTGTCTGCAGTGTCCGGTGCTCGGGTTGAGTATTCTACACCACTGATAGTAGATATCGATCCATCTAACCCCTGCCGCAATTGAACCGTCTCCGTATCCGAACACTCTTCTTCGGTGTCAGGACGCTGGTTGGCGACACCTGAAAGTCCAGATTGTTTAATGAACTCATTATACCCTTGCAGAGATAGTCGGATCTCTGCTGGCGAGGCAACCGAGAGAGTGTTTTGCTGAACATATTCTTCGAATGTGACTATTGAAGATGACGCTGATGGATTAAATGTTGTGCTCTTTTCTCTTAATTTCCCGCTGGAGTTGAACTTATTTTTGGTTATGTTTCCTGAAAACCCCTGAGTTGATATATCGATATTCAAGTATTTCGAATTTATCCAGTCGTAGGCCTCGCGTAAGGTCTCTTCGGACGGCTTCCTCTGTATCTCGTAAGTCTCAAATACCGCTCCGGTGTGTCGCCCCAAGATGCGGACCAACACAGACTCGTAATTGTTGTTCTCAATGTGTGCTCTAACCGTAAGCATTTAGTTTATCACCATTCTCAAAAAAAGTTTATTCCATATATGACATCCTTCATTTCTTGAAGGGATCTGTTCATTCTTCGTCGTCCTCCGCCAAGCTTAGATTGGATAGTTTTTCCGCTAGCGAAGTAGTTCCTGGTGTATCCGAATCCGTAAACTTTTAAAAACTCGTCTGCAAAGTTAGATTTTCGTCGCACCAAATCTTTTGTAAACTGGTAGTGCCACCACTCAGCTTGCTGTTTTGGATCACCGTAACCCTTCACTAGCCGACCACCTTCGCTCAATGCGCCGCCATAAAATTGAAGCGGATTTCTGGTTCCTGGGAAGCCTTTTAAGGATCCTATTCTGCTAAACCCGTAAAGTTCTAAATAGTGTGTCATGTCTACAAACGGACCTTCGACATACTCCAGGTAGTGACCCCCACGAGTATTACTTGGAATCCAAGCAAGTATACGTTTGTTTGGAACTGCAGGGGTGGAAGGTGCCCCAGGGTTCAAAAAGTCTGAAAAAGCTTGTCTTACTCCAGCCCTAGCGTAAAATCTAAATTTACCAGAATTGCCAGGTTCAGGGGACGCTATGTACAAAACCTGATTATCTTGATAATTTCCCTTGTGTTCTATCAATAGATTTGTATTAAAATCAATCGCTCTGCCCAAAGTGTGCAAACTAGTGCTGCCAGGCCTACCCCCGCCGCGCTGCACAAGTCCGCCTGACGTACAAATTGGGACGCCAAGTTCGCGTGGTACCTTCATTGCCTTTTGAAATTGAGCTTCAATATCAGCCCTTAATTTGTTCGTCTCTGGCTTTCGATTTGCTTTTGATGGTTTGAAGTAGTATCTGTTAGTTTTCGGATTGACTCCTCTTTTGACGTCAGCTATATATGCAGGTGGCAAAGGGATCCCCTCTGGGATCGGATCTGTTTTAAAACTTTTGGAGCCAGGGATTGGACCGATAGAAGCGAAGTCTTCCATATTGAACATTGTTGCAGGAGTGATTCGGGCGGAGCCACCGACAAAAGCACCCGACGGTGAGGGTACACTAGGTCCTCCTGGACCACCTGACCCTCCTCCACCAGAGGCTGGTCCTTGGGACGTTTCACCTACCAATCCTTTGAAGACACCGTATCTGTGTTCATCTCTGTCCAGAAACTCAACGCGAGCAGTTTTGCCGACGGCGGCAGTTAACACATCCCCGAAATCACTAGAAACAGGATTTAGTATGGAGTAAAATCTTGGATAGTTTATTATCTTTGCGTAGTCTATTTCATTTGGGGAGCCCCCAGATGATAGGGCGCTTGGAATTTCATTAGAGGTCGCAGTTCCGCCAGCGGGGATACAATAGAATACGTATACTAGTCCGTCGCCGGACTCGAACTCTTGTTTTTGTTCCTCTGTTAGCATTTCCTTTAGTTCGTTTATGGTCTCTATATCCGGGCAAGAGGCTGGGTCTTTCTTTTCTACGTGTATTATTCTGGCAACACGTTCGCCGGTGACACCATCATCAATTCTTAAAGGGGTAGAGTTCCTAGACAAGTCTTGAAACAATAAAGAAAACATATCCACACCGTTAGCTAGGCCGGGTGCGGGATCTAGACCATATTTGGCGTCAAACGTGCTAAACCTTCTACCGGAAAGACCTGCATCTGGGTTGGCTATAAGCTTGAGTTCTTCAATCTCTTTTTCAGTGAGAGCCAAAATCAATCCTCCGCTTCGTCGTCGTCCAATTGTATTAGATCGAAGAGTTCATCCTTCTCCTTATCAGTAATACCTTCGTGTCTAGATACCTGCTTTTGTAAAATCGCTGTCAACTTAACAAGCTGCTCGTTGGACCTTTGCAGGGTTTCTACGTATTTGGCCGCTATCATTCCCACCTTCTCGTGACGCTCTTCAGTGACCATCATATATTTCATAAGATTGGTTAAGAGCGTCTTGGTCGCTGCGCGATCATCTTTAATATTCTTAATAGAATTTGCTATAAAAGTTTCTAAGTCATTCATCGTACTAATAATTAGACAAGATAGAAATTATATCCTATCATAGTCCCCTCGATCCCATCTCGTCTTAAAGATTCTATACTTGTCCCTAAGTTTATTGAGATTGTTAACGACTTGTTTGGTGTTCAACCCTGTTAATTCTCTAAGATAAAGATATACAGCTTTCTTGTTGAATATCTCAATCTGTTCAGCACTATTCAGCAAGATCTTTATAGCCTCTACTACTTTTTTCTCGTTCTCTTTTAAATTAACAGAATCCCACCTGTCGATCTCTGTCATGAGTGAGTGCCAGAACTCCTGCTGCTCTCTTCTCTCGATATAATAGTTACGGTCTTCAATTAGAGTTTCGTGATTCGCCTCTTGTATCACCTCATCATAGCTTATTTCTTTTTTATTTCTGCTTGAGTTCTTCTTTATCTTGTGAATAAACCAATGCTTTGTTATAACAGAAAAGTAAGAAAACGCCTTGGAGCCTTTGTCTGGATTATATTTGTCTAGAACAGTAGTTAGCCAAACCTTGCACTCTTCCTTCAACGGATCTATGTTTGGCAGGTTAGTAAATTTATAAGTGTAGATGATCTTCTCAACCATTTCACTGAACGCAGGTTGGATGAACTCGATATAGAGTTGCGACCTCGTAGAAAGATCATTTGCCTCATTGTATTGGATTATGGCATTTTCGTGATCCTTGGTGAAATAATGGTTTTTAGTTTTAGCTTTCCTCTTCTTCAAGTTCCTCTTCCTCCGTTAAGGACTCTAAAGAAAATATGCTTTCAAATTCTTGCAAGTCGACTATTATGTCTTTTGTTTGTTCCATTAGAGTCTGAAGTGACTGGTCTCCATAATACATCTCTGATTCGTGCATAGCCTGCACCGACGCTAGGAAAGATTCAAAAGTCTCCTTCAACATATCGGTGTTAGTGCTCGCGATCATTAACCTCTTGGCCACTTTTGCTGCGTAGTATATCAAAATAATATTAAGAGTTATTGAAACTGCTAAGAACAGATACTCCATAGTCACATCTCCTTCTTCTTGATAGTTTTCTTTTCCTGTCGAATTTCTCTTTTGGCGTCTTTAATAAAGTTCTCCACCACATCTCCGACCTTGGCCGTCACAACAGGTACGGTAAGTTTACTAACCAACATAGATGGAATCTTTTCGATTGTATCGACTTGCTCACACAAAGAACAGACTTCTAGTGCCTCACTCATTAAGTGAAAAGCTTCAAAAACACCCTCACAGCATTGACACTTATAGGTATAAATGGGCACTAATCACTACCCGAGGTTGCTTTGGTTTCCGAAAGGTACTCTTCGGGTACTTCAAAGGTTGGTGGGTTGACAACTTGAAGCTCTTCGTCGTCAGAGACCGAAAAGTCGAATGACTTTAAAATTGGAACGATGTCCGTCTCTGATAAGATGCTTTTTTGCAAGGCCATCATGACTGCACCTAGCGCTTGGTTTGAAAGTTTCATTAGTCTTCTCCTATGTTTTTCAGAATGAAATTGACTAAATTGTCAACGGATTCATCTACTGTCTGGTTCATTGTGTTGATCACGAGGTCTGGGCTCCTTGGTTCTTCGAAAGGGTCCGATATTCCCGTAAAATTGTTTATTCTGTTTGGGTCGCCGATGGGAAGAAGTGCCTTGGCGTACAGTCCTTTCGGGTCTCTTTCGATCAGCTTCTCGATATCGCATTCGACATACACCGTTCTCGCGAGGCTGTTCTGCTGGGTAACCTCTTTGCGAACATTGTCATATGGATTGATCGCAGACATGATGCAGATTACATTGTTTCTGGATAACACTTTTCCTACAAAAGATAGTCTTCTAATGTTTGTGTTCCTGTCCTCTTTTGAGAAACCTAGGTCCTTGCACAAACCTTCTCTATATTCGTCGCCATCAATAATTTCTACATTATGGCCCATCTCTTTTAACCTACTAACCGCCTTGAATCCCATTGTAGATTTCCCAGCGCCGGACATACCCGTCATTTGAACAAAAATACCACTCATCACATATCCCCTAAATACTTAACAACCAAATTATGAATTGAAGAATCTACATTGTCTTTCCAAGAATCGTTACCAATTCTAACGCCTTCTCGTATGCTTGTTGCAGATATAAAACCAATGTTCTGCGGAGGGACGTGCTCGTTAAGTTGGTACCCAACGCCGCGTCCCCAATTGACACTTTCAATGTCTGGGATGGTAACAACTTCAACATCGTTATCTTTGTAGACTTTTTTGATCATCTCTACTGTCTGCTGGGTTGTAAACGGGTTTTTTTCATCTGGTGGTATATCTCTCACTGCGATGAGGATCGGTTTGTTTTGAGATAACTTTTCATTAATCAGCCACTTGTGTCCGTTGTGAAATGGTTGCCATCTGCCTATAAACATTGCTCTTTTATCCATCTGAAACTGCCCTTCCTTTTAATTTTTCCCAGTCTTTCTCTGGTCTTACATTTAAATTTGTTTTCCAAGCCCCCTTGAGGACGTTCATATTTATTCCGATTGAGTCTGCGTAAGTCATAAATGCATTAATATCTTTTGGAAAGCAGGAACCGCCAAACCCTCTACGCCCGTCGGGCCCAGGTACTTGTAAATGGGAGTCCCCAACGCGGCCGTCAGATACAAAACCTTCAACTGCCTTGTCCCAGTCGACATCTAACAGTTTATCAGCTACTAACTTCATCTCGTTCATAAAAGAAACCTTGACAGCAAAAAAGAGATTGTTGAAATACTTTATCATCTCGGCTGTCTCGTACGTTGTTTCAATAAAATAATTTGAACTAAACCTAGTTTCATAAAGCTCTTTCACTTTTGCAGAGCCTTGTCCGGCGGTTGAACCAAGAATAATTCTGCTCTGGTTGAGAAAGTCGAACCTAGCGTGGCGTTCAGTCAAAAACTCTGGGTTGAAAACAACATTGATGTCTGGGTATTTTTCTGTCAGCCTGCGGGTTGTACCCGGTGTAACTGTGGACTTGAGCACAAATACTGTTTGGCTCTCTGGGTGCTTCAGTCTTTTTATATCGTCGAATACACTCTCAACAATAGACAAGTCTATCAAGCCATCACTTGTCATCGGAGTTGGGACGCAGACGAACACCACATCAGAATCATTAACCACCCCTGCAAGGCCTTGCGTAAAGCCGTCACCTGAGCACTTGTCTGGATCTTTGTCGTAGACTTTGACCTCCATAAACGGAATAAATGCGTGTGCGATCGCATTCCCAACAAAGCCGTTCCCAATAATACCTAACTTCATACCTCTAACCCTTCTTTGACATTTAAACTATTTTGTCAAATCTTCTTTTAATCTCTCAAAAACATTTTTAAGTCCACTCTTGAGTGAGACCTTCGGGACCCACCCTAGAGCTTTAAACTTCCCTAGATCTGCCTCGGTATACATAACATCGCCTTCTCTTGGTTCGACAAAATTAAATTTAACCTCTGGAAAATATTCCTTAACAACGTCTGCCAGTTCTAGTAAACTTATGTTGTCACCAGAACCAATATCATACCACGTACCCCACAGTTTTTTATCACTTATATTCTCGGCACAAAAGATGTTTGCAGAAACGATGTCATCAACGTGTGTCATGTCCCTCCTCTGCTTTCCGTCACCAGTGATGAATGGGATTTTACCTTCAGTTATAAACTTTTTCCAATTACAGACCACAGTAGCATACTCACTATTGGCCTCTTGGTCGTAAGAATAAACATTGAAATACCTAAGAGCGACAGTCTTTAAACCATAAAGCTTGTTGTAGAGCAGGGTTTCCATCTCACCAACATATTTAGAAAGGGCATATGGGCTTGCAGGGCCATCACCATTCCCTATAACGGACGATGAACTACTGTATATTACTGGTATGTCTTTCTTTTTTGCCCAATCCAATATAACAGTTGTAGAGTTTACATTGTTTTCCATAACTAGACGGGGAAACTCTACACTAAAAGCCACCCTAGGTATTGCGGCGAAATGCACTACGACATCTATCGCGTTTGCCTCGTGCCCAACGTGGATACCCTTTATACCGCTACAAATGTCAAATGCGTGATTATTCTTGTAATCGTATCCGACCCAGGTGTGACCAAGCTCTTCCCACTTTTTAACAAAGTTTCCACCAATATAGCCGAGGTGTCCCGTGACTAGTGCTCTCATAGATATCCCAATTCCTTTAGATATTTTTCAAAAACTGGTAATTCTTCAGGTGTACAGATAGATTTGTAGGCTTCCGAATCTTTGCCAATAGCTTTGTCGCTGACTTTTCTTTTGCCGTACTTCTTTTCGTTACCCAAACCCGCCCGAGCCAGAACCGAAACATTCCAGTCAAAAACCCAATCCTCTACATAATCAGGATATTCCGAAAAGGAGCTTTTAGATTTCAATCCAAACTTGGCCTCTATTTTTTTCTGCACCTGGTTAGGTGTTCTAACCAGGTCTTCGTAGGAAATTTCCAAATCTACAAGGTTGCCAAACAAAACTTTATCCCTTTGCTCGATGCAGCTAATCCACCTTTCCGGCTTTACATAGTTACCATCTGACAAGATAACATCTCGACCGTCGCGAACAACGTTGATTATGCTGATATTGTCTTTAAGAACCTTGGCTGCTTGATATTGAGCGGATTTGTGGTAAGTCGTACTGAGAAATGCTGGTGGGTGTCTCTTTCCTATAACGAAGTCTTGGTTGCTTTTGTATTCTAGAAACTCTTCAAAGCTTAGCTCGTGGCCATCAAAACCTTCTTTGTAAACGACCTCAGTGTCCCTGAAGGCGTAACACATCCTTAATAACAGTGTGGTGCCCGACTTTGCGCAACCTGTGATAAAAATCTTTTTACTCATTATATCTCCCAAGTCTTGTACTCTGGTTCTTTTGTTTTGTTTGAGTCGTGCATTCTATACCTATAAAATGGAATCCTCAAGTGGTGGATTTTGTATTCTTCTCCCAGTCTTTTCCTCAGTTCCTCTTCTTCTCTATGTCTCATTTTACCATTGTAGCCGCCAGAGGACAAAAAAAGATCAGTTCTGTACATTATACCACAAGAGATGTTGTTTTTTTCTGCATATTTCCTGTCGATCGTATCTTCAAAATTGTTGACTATCAGGTAGTCGGAAGAGACGCAAAAAGCGTCATGATTAGCCTCAAGATATTTAGACATTATAAAAGACATATCTTTATTTATGTAATCATCCGCATCTACACGAAAGAAGAATTGGCCACGAGCCTTTGAAATTCCTAAATTTGCTGCTGTGGCAACTCCAGAATTCGTGTTTGTCTTGAATGTCTTTATCTGATCTCCGAAGGGTTCTATCTTTGAGAGACTGTCATCAGTACTGCAATCATCAACCAATATAACCTCAGTGCCGGTGCCGTGTTGATCTAGACAACTCCTTAGACATCTTGGTAAATATTTTCCATAATTGTAATTTGTAACGATGATCGAAACCTTTGGACTCATACCGCCTCCATAATATCAAATTGTCTGATCAAATCTTTAAATTGTTTTAGAGACTCGTAGTCGAAAGACCCAAGGTGACCTTTTTCTCTATTTGACTGTGAAAAAATACTGCTTGTGTAGTGCTTCTCTAATATCTTTGCGCCGTTCAAGTAGGCCTTGAGTGCAGGCACTATTCCGATCGCGTGGTCACTGTAGCCGTGGTATCCACTCTCAGAAAACCTGCTTGGCATAATCTTCAACAGAGGGTCATCTAAATAAGTAGGATATTTAGAAACGCAGAACAAGTACCTTATGTTCTCCGAAAACCCAAATGGAAATTCGTTAAGGGCGCAGGCACCTGTAGAAATAATCGTTGGTATGTCTAAACCAAGTATGGATTCACACAGAGACCTGTCTTCTCTGACTGTTCTGCTAGCTATCTTCATCCTTTTGATTCCGGCATCGAGTATCCACTTCAGTCTTTCTGAATCGAAAGGGGTCGCCATCAGTTCAATTGAGTGTTGGTCACAGAACTCTGTAAGTTCAAAAAACTGTGTTTTAGTCACATCTCGATATTTCTTGTCTTTTGTTCCGAAGTGTTTTTCGGAGTCTATCAATTGCACTTTCACGACGTCAGCACCCGAAATAGAAGCATTCAATGCCATTCGTTTTAGTTCAGACAAAGAACCATGGTGCTGATTGCATAAATCGACTATTATTTCCAATTAAGTACTCCTTGTTATTAGTAATATTATACAGACCATCTTTTGATAACTCAGACTCAACTTGACAAGAGCCGCATTATAAAACAGTTTTACTGGAATGTTCATACTACCACCAATACAAGCTTATGTTTTCGTTTTTATAACTTTCTAACACGTTAGCTTTTAGTTGGCGAAAAACGTTACTAGGCATTTTTCTCGAATGATCCTCGAAATATATTGATTTAACGTTCTTATACGCGCCAGATTCATATAATCTTTGTAATATCTCATATTCCGCGCCCTCTACGTCCATTTTCAACACGTCTATGGGCTTGTCGATGGTGGCAATAAGCTCGGAAACATCCAGGCAGGTCACTTCCACGTTTAAACTCAAATCTGTTATATTGGTTTTTTCAGACATGAGTGTAGCTCCGCCGTTAAGCGCTGAAGCTGCCCTCTTGAAATAGAAAGTCTTTTTCTCGTTAGTTTTCCATATCGCAGAATTAGACAATACAATATTGTCGTTATCTGCATAATTCTTCTCAAGCATAGAAAAGAACAGTGGGTGGGGTTCAAAAGCATACACCTTGCAGCCAACGGGCGACAAAACCCTCTCTACTTCGCCGTAGTTGGCCCCAATATCAAGAACGATCGAATCTGAGTTTAGGGACTCTATTTCTATCAACTCTTTAGTCTGCATTGCAGTCTTTTCTCGATCCGAATATTTGTCTGATAAAACTTCTTCAGAAAATCTAAACTTTAAAAAATTAATCCCATCTAGGCCGTGCTTCATCTCTGGGTTCTCCCTTCTATTAGTTTTATGTCGTCGATGGTGTGTATATCGTGCACATCACAAACAAAGACACCGGTCTTTGTACTCAACTCTTTCTGGTTTACATACCAGGGCCTCATAATCCTAAAAGCAGCGTTCATCATAAGATTCTTGTCAACGCTTATCAGCTCATTTCTGTCATATTTAAAGAACGTGTCTATTGCCTCGTCTAAAATGTCTCCGGTTATCTCTGGTGAGTTTGCTTGCAGCGAAACAACAGCGCTGCCGCTAAACTCTATAGAGTTGAAACAATTTCTAATCGCAACCATTTTGTACGTGTTGTCGTCTGAAAACTTTGGATTTCTTTTGAACAGGTTCGCTCCAGATTCTACAGCAACCTCTGCTATCTCATCATCTTCTGTCGTGACCCAGACGGCATCTACCTTCTTGCTGTCCAGTGCGGCTTTTATAGACCAGTGCAGGAGGGGCTTACCCCAAATAGGGTAAATGTTCTTTTTACGTAGCCTTTTGGAGCCGCCTCGGGCGGGTATAATAGCTATTATCATTTATAAATACTACCCTAAATTCATCTTAATGTCAAGTAAAAAATCACCCGAACAGGTTACTAGTGATACTAGATTAATTTTTGACATTTTTGACCAACCTTTCTATGATTCTCATACTCACATTCTTGTTATCAAACAGATGTTCTAATCTAGCTTTTGCAAACTCATCTGCAAAATCATTCGATGTAAGATGAAGTATTGCTGCTCGTAGGTCAACGTTTGAATTATTTGCTTCTATGCAGTACTTATATTTATACAAATAGTCGTGTGTCACCCTGTATTGTTTCTTAACCCCGTGTCTAACTTCTGGCTTTACATCAAAATTCAGTATTGGGGTGTCGTTCATCACACTTTCTTCTATCGTGGTTGATCCAAAATTAATAACAAAGTCGCTAACCTCTAAAAGTTCTTGTGTTGTGTGTGGGTGCCAGGAATCGTCTTCAAAGTAATAATCCCCGTTATCTCTAAGTGTCTTAATAGCGGTGGCGTTCAAAGGGTCTTTGCCTCTGGTTTTTACAAGTAAGGTATAACCCATTGATTTGACAGTGTTCAAAATGTTATCCACATCTACATTGTTTGCATCTCGCGTTTTAGGCCACACTATGAGCGCATTTTTCGAGTCGCTCAGATTATACTTCTCCAAGACTTCCTGTTTTGATATTTTTATGTCATATTTTGGAATCCCAAGATACAGGTTCTTTTTACTAGCAAGTCCGTAATATTCAGATATTGCTTTGCTTGGCATCAGTATATGATCAACAAAAGGCTCATACAGGTGGTGACTTTCAATAAAATCAGTTTGATAAGTTAGGACCGCTTTTTTAGCTACCTCGTTTGCCCTAACCAGGTCGATGCCCGTCTTTTCACTAGAAAACAACACACCTGCGCAAGCTGTGACTGCCGAAAAATGACCAAGACTAACTCTGTTTTCTGACGTGAATGCTGATAATTCTTTTTTATGTCGCAAGGGGCAGTTGTATTTACCTGAAGGTCCGACAAAGAAAGTTGATTTCAAGCCCATATCGTTGCCCGCTTTGACTAGCGGTGCAAAATATCTAAGGTGAGTCATCTCAAGAAGTAAGAAATTAAGATTCAATCTTCAACTCCGCCAAAGTGTAGAACCTGTGTTTAACTGTATCTCGAAACGTCAGCAGGTTTTCTAAATGTATCCCATCGTCAGTGAGCATGGTTTGGGTGATAATTTGATCTTGATGGTTTGATTGGACTCCAAAGTCTTCTCCATACAGGTCGGGAAAGAATGGCAATATTGTCTTGCTGTTGTTCTTCTTCACAAAGACTGTCTTGCCCCCTATTAATTCGGGATTACCGGTCATGAAGTCAAATACAACCCTGTCATTTTTACTGCAGGTATGCTTAATGTTGGAGACCAACATCTTAGCCGAGCTACATAAAAATAATATTCTTAACCCCACAACCAGGTCATACCCTTCGATATTCCAAGGACCGTGTACATCCCATTTAAAAGAATTACCACCCTGATCATTGTCAATATCATAAAAGTGGTGTTCTAACCCATCTATGTCAGTCTTCGAAACAATACCGTCGAACATTTCTGTGTAATTCCTGTCCTGTTGTCCGAGCCAGGCGATCCTGTGACCCTCTTCTAGATTTTCGTTTATGTACTCAGAAACTTTCTGCGAGTACAACGGCATAACTACTTTATCGCTCATTCCCATTATAAATTCTCCATAAAAACAAAATCAATGTTATTCTCGTGACTTTCTAAAAAATCTGACAGATTCACCATATGGTCCTCGCTGAGATAGTTCCTGTCCCATTCGCAGGCGTGATAAACTATGCCACAACTTTCTTTAATTTCTAGTTCTCTGAATGGTGGGAACACAGTGGAATAGTTCGACCTGTATTCTTTGTCTTTCCCTTGATAACTTTCTAGCGCATAATCTATGTCTGAAACAGCGAACAACTCGATTCCCTGCTCACTTAGCGCGTCCCAGGCTCGTGGGCCCATTCGCCAAGCGGGTGGTCTGAATATTGGTTTAAACACATCTGACAATCCTGCCTTCTCCACTTGATTCTTCATACTTTTAGTTCTTTTTACAGCCTCGTCGTACGTAATATCTAAAAACTCGTTGTTGTCGTTTTCGCCTGGGATCCCGTGATAGTACCCGTGGTAGCAAATTTCATAATTTTCTTTTGGAAGATTTTTTATCTCTTCGCAAAATTCTGGGTATTTCCAAATCACCAGCGGGTGTTGTGTTATTACTCCCGGTCTCTTCGTTCTCCAATATGCTATCGGAACAAACAGACTAAACTTTATGTTTGGAAATCTCCGAATCAGCTTCTCACACATCTTTAAAACTTTTGTTGACGCTTTTGGGTGCGGAGAAACGTCATCAATGCTTATGTTTACTCTGTATTTCATATGTTATTAATCACCTCCAGGTACTTGGATACAACATCATCGTTGTTCCTATCGTAGGACATAGCCCTATTCTTATAAGTACTATATGAGGAGGCTACAAGCCTAACTGATTCCAACAAGCTTTCGAAAGTGTTAAACGACTCTCCGTAATCTTTGCAGTAATTATTTATGCTACCACCTTCGTCGTGATAAACGATCGGCAAGCCACAACCTAAAGCCTCCACTACGTGATTCGCGCCCGCTTCCTCGATGCTAGCTGTGATATATATTTCGCTTTTCGGCAATTCCAAAGACAGGTCTATAGCTGCTATCGGGGCAGTGTGATTCTTGATCAGCACTTCTTCTGGTAATCTGCCGATGTATCTAAAGTCAAACTCAAATGTCTTGTCGATGTGATTCTGCAGGAAACTGTAAAAATGAAATCCTTTTTTGGGATTCTTGGACCAGTGGTGGGTCACGAGGCGCGGTCTATTGGATATATCAAGCTCTGGCTGTCTGTTTGCATAAAATATCGACATTGGCGCGTTGTGAACGACCTCACAGTTATCCCCTTTGAAACCTATCCAGTCTCTTGCCCACTCGCTTGGAAATATCATAAAGTCGGATATTTCCAAAGTTTGAGCCACCAACTTCGTCAACTCCGGCTTACTGTGGGTGCCAAGATCTCCGACTCGCTGGATGATTCTTGTGTTTGGATTGGCGTTACGATAATTTATGAAGTGTTGATACCATTCTCCGTAATCATTTGGTCGCGGATCAATACAGAATATAACATCTATGTTTTCCTCAAGCCTGAAACATACGGTGTGGCCTTCTTGGCTAAGTTGTTTAACCAACTTGTTGACGGTCTTTATTCCGCCGCCCCAGGGGCCCTGCTTTGGTTGCCTGTTTATATAGATCTTCATAGTTAGCCTCCGTAAGCTACGTAACCTATAATGTAGCAAGAGCCGAAAAATATACCTGCAATCCGCAACGCTTCGAGCATCTTAAATCTGGGCTCCGACTAAATTAGGGTCGGACTTAAGCTTTATCCATTGGCCGTGGTCATCGATGGGTAGTTTCCAGCCGTTGGAAATAGCTATCTCCTCTATACCCACAGGTACAGTTGCATCTTCGTGAACCTCCACTAAGGTTTCATAATCGTGTATTTCGTAATACAGGACGCCGTTTGGGTCATTGGGGGGAGTCCAGTAATCACCGTATCTCAAATCGCCTCTAACTCTTGCGTTCCCGCCTTGCTCATTAAAAATGCCAATCGAAACAGGGATCATCCCGGACGCATAGTACTTTACAGTACCCTTACTTTTAAAGAGTTCTTGCATCTTTTTAAGCATTTTTGTCTCAGAATCTTGGCCACCTTCGTGCGAGTCGTTGTTGGTCGACCACGGAGCCATCTGCTGTAGTGTTTCTTTCGAAATCATACAATTCATTGCTCCCATAACTGGGGGGCGATTGTAATGATAAGTGAACTTGAAATCATCACCTAGGATGTTTGAAAACACTCCAGACTGATTTCTTACTGTCCTTTGGGCGTCGAAAGAAACACAGCCAGTCGTATCATCAAATTTTTGAAAGAACTCAACGTATTCATTCAGCCAACCGCCGCGAATGACAAACTGTACGTCTGCGGGTATCATAGCGACATAGTCTCCAGTGGAGTTCTCTGCCAAGATATTTAACGCCCTAGCATATTCGTTCGAAGGGTCTCTTTCTTTTTGTTTATATACTTTAAAGCCTCGATCCCTCAATTCTTCTAAGTATTCGTCTGTACCATCTTCCGTCGAAGCATTGTCTACGACCAATATTTCTTTGTTTTTGTAATCTTCTGTACATAAAAGAAAAGATTCCACACAACTTCTCAAGTAGTGTAGCCTATTGCAATTGACAAAACCAAATGACACTTTAGGTTGACTCATATTTTTACTCCTACAAATTCTCCATTTAAGAGATTTGGATATTCTTGATTTCTGTATATAATAATTGGCTCGTGGTCGGACAGTGGTTTGTATTTCGCTGCGCTCCAGTCCTTGTTCTCTCTTAAAAACTCATCAACTGCAGGTTTAACACCTTTTTTTTCAGACTCGGTTTCGATTCTTTTTGTTGCATCAGGATTGTCTTTGTATTCTTCAAAGTCTGCAAAGTACTCGTCTTTTTCAGACCACCTACCGTCATAATCATCGAATATAACAATACCTCCTTGCAAAAGAAGATCGTTGATTTGTTCAAGCTCTCTCTTTACAGTATAGTAATTATGATCCCCATCGATAAGCATCAGGTGGAAATACCCGTTAGTCGCACCCATATCTCGCAGCTCGGATGTCATATTCGGCAAATACTCCAGACTCGACATACGATAAAAATCAAACGATTGCTCGGCTGTCGTACTATTTTTCATCAATTCCAATTGAACAAGAAGCTCGTCGCGTGTAATAATGTCATTTCCCACAAGGTGAAATTTATCTTTATTGATAGACAACCAGTTCAACAAGGGTAAAAGCATCTGCCCTTTGTCCACTCCAACTTCCAGGACCCTTGGATTTTCTATATCTCTTAGAAACACTTTGATAACATCGAAATAACCCCAGTATGCCATTATATTACCCCCCTTGCGATCAAGTTATCACCATCTTTTAAACCTAACTTCTTGAACAATTCGTCTGCCCAGTATTCTTGACCTTCAAAGCCTACCCTGTGCAAAACTATTGCAGAAAACCAACCAGTCTTGACCACAACCCCGTTAAAGTCCGTCCTGACGATTGTACCCGGTTCGAAACTGGTGGCACACCTTGTGGTACTAATCGTCCACAATCTCAAATCGCCAAATTCCAGAGGAACAAAGGCTCCAGGATATGGATGTGTCAACCCTCTAACGTAATCTGAGATCTTTGTAGCTTGCCAGCTTAGATCCACTATACCATCTTTTGGCGTTCTTTTATAATATCTTGTGGCCCCACTTTCGTCCTGGTGGTTTAGCACCTCCGAATTTGAAGCTATTCTTGGGATCGTCCTCTTTATCATCTTTATAGCTGTCTCATCAACCTTATGGTAGGCGGTTCTTATGTCGTCTCTCGACCTTATAACAAACGGCTCAAAGTCAACAATATCGCCAGTGTCAGTCTTTGATTCCATAACAAAAAGACTATTACCCCACTCAAATTCACAACCGTTACTTTCAATTATTTTCCAATTCATTATGGCTGCGCCTCGGCCGGCGGGTAATGGCGAGGGGTGTATTCCAAGACAATACCTTTTGGGAATGTCTAGTATGCTTTGTTTGAAAATTTGGGACCATCCGCACTGTATGATCAAATCACAGTCAGTCCCTTTAATCCATTCTTGTTCGGAGTTTATATCACCAGTCCACAGCATTCTGTATTTAGATTCAAAGTCTCCAAGGCTGTCGTAATTTGATTTAGACCTCCCCTTAGATTCATCTAGGCCTATGACGCCAGCAATCTCGCATATACCCTCTAAACAATTTATTACTTTTCTGGCTAATGGTGTGCAGCCGACAACAACTACCCTTAAGTCTGGCCTGACAGTATCTTGCTTGCCCATCTTCTCGCTATCTCCTTGTGACCTTTGTTAGTAAAGTGAACATTGTCAATGTAGTCCACCTCTACACCAGACATATCACAAACGGAAAAGCCCATTTCCACACTCAATTTGTGTATAACAGAATTGTAAACCTCTATTTTGTCAGTGTTCTTATAATACAAGGGTGTGAAGCCTAGTCTTGGAAGGGTTCCAACCATAACATGCATTCCGTGGATCTTGCACATATTGATGATCTGTCTTAAATTGTCTTCATAGACTTCACTGGGTGTGTTTTTTTGAGTGTCGTTTGTACCAATAAGTATTAGGGCTATTTTTGAATCTTTGTGGGACTTACAAGCCCCCCAAGTTCTTTTAAGGAGGTCTACACTGGTCTCACCACTGATGCCGTAGTTATGGCATATGTAGTGTTCGCCAGTGTGTCCAGTCAATATCCTGGATAGTTCTATAGTTGGGGACCTCCCGAACTCGTCTCTCGCGCCATATGTGATCGAATCACCAAGACAAAGTATTTCATTCCAAATCATAATCTATAATGCTCTTTCATCCATTGCACTGTTTCCCAAACACCTTCTTCCAGTGATACTGTATCTTTGTGATCTAAATCTCTTACCGATTTTGAATTATCCACCAGTTTGTGCTTGGTTGTCAAGATCTCGCTATGCGCCTTATAGGTGACGAGGTTTGGATCCGCTTGTGTGAATTTGACCAGTAACTCAGCAAGATGCTCGATTGTGTGTTCTGATTTAGAAGCAATATTATAAACCTCCCCATCAATAAAATTGTCAGCTATATTGGCGAGCGTTCTAACACTGTCGTATATGTATGTGCTCGTTCTAGAATGGCCTTTATACACGGTAATTGGCTTGCCGGTCAGCAGGTCGTATGTAAACAGGCAGTTGACACTTCTGAACGGATGATACCATTCTCCAGGACCGTAGGTATTAAAAAACCTGACTAGGACAGTCTCTGTACTGAATTGTTGTCGAGAATTGAATGCCTGCATCTCGTTGACCCTCTTACTCATAGCATAGTCGTTCATTTGAGGAATAGGGGTTTTCTCAAGCACGTCTTCATACATAACACCCTCATAGTCGCCGTAAACCTCTGACGAAGAACAGTGGACCAATTTAAACCCAAGCTTCTCTTGCAATCTAATTATATTTTTCATTCCAATGACATTGGATTTCCAAACTTTTTCATAAAAATGTTCACCGTTCCAGCGACCAAATTCTGCGGCACAGTTGTAGACCAGATCAGGCTTAACATACTCAATAACCTCTTGTATTTGCCTGTACTCTCCAATGTCACATCGGAAGTAATCGTCATCCTTGATTTTTCCCATACCATGGCCGTATTTTCTATCTGTATGAAACAAGTCAACACCAAAAACTTTATGTCCTCGGATTTTTAGTATCTCCTCCAATTTACTACCAATGACGCCTTGGACGCCTGTCACCAAAATCTTCACTTATTTTCTCCTCACTAACAAATCGAGATCATAAAAATATAAATAATCTATTTCTGTACCTAGGAAGCAACTTATCGCGTGCTCTGGTGTTTCGCAGATGGGTTCTCTGTCGTTGAAGCTCGTGTTCAAAAGGACGGGGACACCACTTTTTTCGTGCCACTTCGTCAAAAGGTCGAAATACCACTCGTTATCATTCTTGGTCACTGTCTGGAGTCTTGCTGAGCCATCAAAATGAACCACAGCAGGAACCTTGTCTCTGACTTCTTCCTTGAATTTTATAACAAAGCTCATATATGGGCTGTCTTCCTCTCTCTCGAACCACTTGGAGACTTCGCTTCTAAGAATCGAGGGAGCAAAAGGTCGGAACCATTGGCGGTGTTTCACCTTTTCGTTTATAATATCCTTCATCTTTTTGCTTCTCGGGTCAGCAAGAATGCTCCTGTTGCCAAGTGCACGGCGGCCGGACTCCGAACCACCTCCATAGACTGCCACGATTTTTTGATCGTCAAGAAGATCTACAACCTCTGAGACACTCGACTGAGAAGTCTCGATCTTATCTTTCATCGTCTCGATAGTTGGCAAAATTTTACTCTTGTGGTCAGCACCAAGGTATGGAGTGTAATTATCTTCCCAAGTTATTCTCGGATTGTCCAAGATAGAATGCCACAAAAACTGGGCTGCGCCGATGGTTAAGCCACCATCGTGTGGTGTGGGGGTTACGTATAAACTTTGGTCAGCAAACCACTCAAGGCATTTGCCCATAACAACTGAGTTGAGTGAGACGCCGCCTGCAAAACATATATTATCGCACTGGTGCTGGTCTACGAACTCGGACAACAAGGAGTGCAGATACCTTTCCGTTGCGGCTTGAAGCCCAGCAGCCAAATCAAACTTCTCCTGCTCGCTTGAATTGGCAAGGTCTGTCCACTTGCCGAGATATGGATGACGAGGGTCTGTGCCTACATTTGCGCCTCGTGGTTGACCGGATGGTTTATAAGAAGCGGCCTGTGAGTCTCTCTCAAGCATATTGTAGAAGTCGAAAAAGTACTTATGCTTATCTCCCATAGCGGCCATCGCCATAACTGTTCCAGCCTGATGGCCCGTTGGCCATCCAGACTGCATTCCAAAAACATATCTAGTTACGCGGGTCCAAACGCCGCCGATGTTAACTTGGCTGATAGGAAACACTTTTATCGGCTTTATCTTGTTCCCCTCACCTTCCCAGACAGTAAATGCGGTGATTGAACCATTCTCGTCTTCCATTCCGCCGCCGTCCATAGTGAATATCAGGGCCTTATCGAAGTTGCTGGAATAGAAAGCATTCGCCGCGTGGGCTTGATGGTGACTTATTACGTGCATCTTTCCGCCGTTATCTGCGATGATGCCCTCTAGTTTGCTTAGAGAATCCGGGTGTTGCTTCAGTTTTTTGAAAGAAAAGTTTGTAATAAAGTGCTTGACGTCGCTAACGTCGCCCATTTCGTCAAACATAAATTGCACACCGTCACCGGCAGGCTCTTTCTCCCTAATGTATCTTTCATATTCTGCGTGGATTACAGGTCGTCCACCATCCAAAATACAAAAAGAGCAGTCGTGACCTGACCAGGCGCTTGCAATCTTCATCTAATCTCCCTTTATCACTCTGTGTGAGTCTTCGTCAAAATGTTCCGTAGAGAATTCAAACAATTCGCTATCTTCTATCGCATACATTTGGTGTCTAAGACCCCTATATACGTGAAAAGCTTGTCCAGGTAATAGTGTTAACTCTTCAGCATTGTTTATATCATCTTCTTCGGAATATTTTATCAACATTTTTCCAGATTGTAAGTAGAAGACTTCATCTTTTTTTACGTGATAATGCCAAGAGCATCTCTTACCAATTTCAAAGTATAACAATTTGCCGCAATATTCGGATTTGTTCACTATCCATTTTTCGAAACCCCAGCCTTTTTTTACGAATTTGATATCTTGTATGTGCGTATCACTCACTGAAGTAGGCATCGTGATTTACCCCCTTATCATCTATGTAAATATCTCCAGATGGTTTGCCAAGAAACAAGCTGTGATATTTAACACCCCAAGAATTTAACTGCTCTCTGGTGAAATCATAAAAAAGTTTTGTCGCCGTGACTGGATCATCTTTTGTTCTGCCCATACCCCTGGCGGTATAGAAAACTATTTCGTTTCCCCGTTCAAAAAGATCGTTGATGTGTCGTATTCTTCTTTCGTACGGCGATGCCTTGGAATAGTCACCCTCAGTGGTAGTACAAATTGTACCATCAATATCAAAAACGTACTTCACGACACTTCCCCCAGGCTTGGTGCATAGTTTCCAAACTTTTGTACAGAGATGGCTGCGACTTTGTTCGCAAAATCAATCGCAGTTGAGATGCTAGAGAAAGACATATAGTGCGTCACGAAGGCAGACAAAAAAGTGTCTCCTGCGCCGCAGACGTCAAAAACTTCTGTTTTGACCGTAGAATATATATCGTCCCTGTACATTGCGCCCATTGCGCCCAAGGTCGTCACCATTTCACAGTTAGTAGGGTACTTAGTGATCTTTTCATATTCTGACTGGTTTAGTTTTATCACGCAACCTTCGAAACAAGTTAGATCCGTCTTTTTCGTGTCAACAAATATCGGCTTGTTGTAGTGTCTGGCCAAATCGACTAGATCCCTACAAGCACTGCTGGGTAGAAAACCTTTGTTATAGTCGGATATAACCAAACAATCGTAGTCTTCCAGACTGCCAACTCGGTCATCGAACGCATCGAATCCTGAATTTATCCTTAGAGGTTCTATCTTTTCACTCTCCCCCCTGTCGACTCGGAGGATATGCTGCATATTCCTACTGCAAACGTACCTCTCCTTTCTTATCTCTTCTAGATTCGTGATTATGGTGGTTTCGTTGCCCAAACTATTTAAGTTCGTGGCTACGTTTAGTGCCATCCCAGGCTTGGATTCTGATTTTTCGATCTTCAGTATAGGTACTGGTGCTTCAGGGCTTATTCTATCGCAAGTGCCGTAATTGTAGACATCAATGCAGGAGTCACCTACCACCAAAATTTTTGATTGCTTTAGTTGATGAATATCCTTCAACATAATTAAAAATAATTGTCGTCCCTACCTCTGCGTAGCCAACGACATCCTCCTTCTTGTAATCTCCACCTTTCACAAGTATATCGGGTTTTACTTGATTAATCAAGTTTAATGGTGTATCCTCGCTAAAAAGTATTACCTCGTCAACATACTTACAAGACTCTAAAAGAAACTTTCGATCTTTTTGATTATTGAATGGTCTATTTTCGCCTTTTAAACGCCGTATGCTGCTGTCAGAGTTTAACCCTACCACGACATACCCCAGAGACTTACAGTGCCTCAGAAGCTCGATATGGCCCCTGTGAAGCACGTCAAAACACCCATTAGTGAACACTGTCTTCATATGCTGATAAGTTTTCTCGTTTTAGTAATAATTTCTGAATAATTATGATTCATTACTTCTGAAAAACACTCATCACACTTCACTTTCAAGCCACAAGGGCCGTGCTTGCCAAGATTGATATTTACATTCTGAGGGTATGCGACCATATCAGGGTGCTGATATCCGGTTATGACAACGACCGAAGTCGTGTCTACTGTGGTGGCAGCGTGAACTAGCCCACCTTCAGAGCTTAGAAAAGCCTTTGATTCTCCGATGACCAGGGCAGCTTCCCTGAAGCTCGTCTTGCCTCTGAAATCTGTGACATTGTTCAGAAGTCTCGATGCAGGTGCCCCAAGCTGTACCATAGTCACATCTCTTGAAAGATCATTTACAACCTTCTGCCATTTAGCAAAGGGGTATTCTCTATTCGGAGTGTAATTTGTTTTAGATACGGGCTCGATAGTAATAAAGACGCCAAGATCAGATACGAGATTTTTCACCTTGTCTCTTTCATAATTAGTGAAATACATTTCACACTTTAGCTCAGGGCTCTCAATTCCATAAAATTCACACATCTGCGCGATCATATGCTTGTCATACCTGTGGTGGGCCATCAGTGGGGTATCGGTTTTGCAATAGTTTGCTTGCGGATTGTTTAGAAACAGAGGAAACAGTCTAGACTTTTCGTCCGTTTTTGCGATATACGGGTTGTTTTCGAATACTGGGCTTCTGACAAACTTTGTTATGTTTTTGCCGTCACCCTCGCAAGGCAATATTTTTATATCTTCGTCAATCTTTTTCTTAACTTCTCTAGCGACGGCTGTCCAAGCCAAATAGCCTCCAAGACCCATAGTAAAACCTCAACAATATTTATTCAAAAGAGTGTAGGCGTCGGCCGCATACCTCTTATAACCAGCGTGCCTAAGTATGTATTCTCTCGGCGATTCTTCAATGTTTAGAGTACCGTCTAAAAAGCTTTTAATTTTGTTAAAATACTCTTTGGCAGACCCCTCGTTCCTCTTTAGATAGAGATCCGTCATTCTATCCGTCCCGTGTACCCAAAACCTTTGGTCGAAGATGCTTGGCGTATTATGAGGAGATCCGATAATTGGAACGTCTAAGAACATCGCTTCGTACGTTGCGATGCCAGGACATTCATCAAGACTTAGATTTATGCAACATTTTGATTGCAAGAGTTTATCAAAGTACTCTTCCCTCTTATACTCGCCATAGTGAACTCTGGTAAACGAAATATCGTTGTCTTCCAACATATCAATAAGATCATCGTGAAATTCCAGATAATTGTCGTCGTATCTCCTCTTCTTGGAATAAATAAGGCAATCATACTTGATGTTCTTGTTTTCTATAAGGGATGGGTCTATATCGAAAGTGACGCACTTGTCTAAATAGTCAGCTTTGTGAACAAGGTCTTTCCTCAAGAACTTTTTTACGTGGTCGTTATAAAACTGAACCTGATCGATGTACAGATCAAATTCTACATTCTCAACGAACCACTTGTCCCATTGGTCGTGTGGGCCATAATCTGGATAATCCAAAAGAACGTTTGGGCCAAAAACAAACTTTTTGTCTGGGCAATGGTGCTTTAGTTGATTATAAAGATTTGGATCAAAACCCTTTGCATAAAACCAAAAAACATCATACCTCTGTAATCCTTGAACACCTATTTGTCCAATGTCCCACAATTCATCAACAGAAATATTCTTGTGCTTGCTCAGTGCATCAACGTGGTGACTGAAAGTTAGGCCAGGGCCACGATCGCCGCCTGGTTTGGCGCACATTAATATATTATAGTTCTTCAATCTGCAATACTCTCAGTTTATCATAGGGTTGCTTCGACACGAGGACACTCTCTATCCTAAGCTGTTCACTTCTGTGAACCTTGTCAACGGATATGGGATTTTCTTTGTTGTATATATACATCACCTTTCCGATAGCGATGAAGTGTTCTTTACCGGACATCTCGATCATCGGATACATTATAACCCTATCCCAAGTAAATTTAAAAAAGTCACCGTCTTCATCCAGAAAATCCTGTTTTTGGATTGACATAAACAACTCTCTTTTAAATGTTCTCAAATGAGAGAAGGACCAATGTTGTTGTCTAATGTTTTTATCCCAGTAGTCTTTTGGTATGCTTGGCCTAACTATCCTGCCGCCCACACTCTCAAGGTAGGATCCTGCAGTTATCCAAACGCTTTCATCTTGGTATACAGAATTCAGTTCTGACAGTACGTTCTTGTTCGCCAACCAATCGTCGCCATCAAGAGCTACAATAATTGAGCCCGGTTTGGCGCAATCCACTGCGGTGTATAGATTCGGGAGCGCTCTTAAGTTTTCAGAATTGTTGTAATATTTGAGAATACCCTTTTTCGAGTCCCAAGATTTTAAGCACTTGTCAACAATATTTTTAGTGTTGTCAGTCGAAGCATCGTCGATGTATACCAAATCATAATTGTCGTAGGCTTGGTTTATCGCAGAGTTCACGTTCTTCTCTGCCCAGCGCTCATTGTTGTAAGACAATATAATTATAGTAAAGTGTTTACTCTTCAAATGCATTCTCCCAGAAAAATGCAGGTCTAGACAATAAATGCTCCACAATACTATTTGGGGCGGTCGACTCGAACCAAGACTCGGTTGCGTGCTGAACGTTATCATTGAGTTCTAATTCACAGCCAAGAAGCTTCGCTTCAATCACGAGTCTCGGGCAGGTGTCTAACCCTCCAGGCTTAAAACACAGGCCTTTAGCTTGTGCCAATTTTTCAAGGAACTCTTCTGGCTTAAGGCCATCCACTACCTCGTACTCTAGACTGTTTTGGATACACCAATCTTCCGATTCTTGTACACCCTTCACCCAGGAGGTTGAGCCCATAACGAGCCATTTTGTCTTTTTCTTGTTTTTGTACTTGTCTCTAAGTAAATCAACATATCTAAAGAAATCTTTATCAAAAAGAGAGGACAATACGTGAAAATTATCACTCCTGATATCTGGCAATGAAGCCTTATGTATTGCCATTTGCTTTTCCGACATAAAGAATACAGCAGAAGCATTGTTACAGAATTCCAGCATCATTTTGCCTTGGTCTGTAGACTCATATTTGCAGGCTTCTCCCTCTACCATTTCATACAATGCTGGGTTTCTATGCTTGCAGAACTTATAGTCAAACTCTAAAAATGAATACTGTATATCATACTTCTTAACCAACTCAAATGATTCCGCAGACATTCTAGATGTGTTTCCAAAAATCCACTTTTTGCTTTTGTGCATTTTAAATATATCTTCGTTTAACAGTTCCGAGTTTACAGCACCTACGTGTTTGCTGGGGGAGCTTTGCATAACTGTCTGTAAGCTCAACTCTGCCCCGCCAGAATACTGACCTGCAAACATATCACTAACAAAGATGTAATCCGGCTCGTGTACCAAGTTGCTCGGCAGCACTGCCTCCACCATTCTTTTCTTTATCGCTTCTTCACTATGGTTCTTTAAGATGTTGTCTTTTAGGATCTTGGCCCAAGACTTATACATACCATTGTTTTGATGCATCGCTCTTAGCTTCTTTTTGAAATCAACCTTGTTGGGGAAACACCACATACTGCTTGCGATGATTATGTCGCTCCAGACAGCCTCTTTTTGGACTGGTGCCAAGACGTAATCGACTCTTGCGAATAAAGGTTTCTTCCTGACCTTCCCATTTTTTCCTTTAATTGGCCCATACAGAAAATCCAAGTGACCGCTCCAACCAGGTGCAACCACAGGTAAGCCGTTGTAAGACGCTTCAAATAGCGGCAAACCGTAACCTTCCCCGTGAGTAGCACTCACCAGAGCTTTGATCTTTGGATGCTGATAAAGGGAATTCAATTCCTTCTTACTCATGTTGCCGTGCAAGAGGTATATACTACACAGACACCCTTCGCCAACATCATCGATTAGTTCGTTCAGCTTCCTGATAGTGTTTAATCGATCCATTACAGAATTCTTTGCAAGACTAGTTTTGATTACAAGTCCTACCTCCTGGTCCTTAAACTCTTCAGCAAACCACCTTATCGTGTTTTCAAGGTTCTTCCTAATCGACCACTGAGCTACAATAAGAAAATTAAAGTCATCTTTCAATTCTATATCGAACTCTGGGTCTAGTTCCAGTGTCCTATGCGGGTACGGAACTACTTTGACGGGGGCACCGCAGGCTACTTCCTGTACGCCGCCGCCTTCAACATCGAAAGGATGCTTTGTGTTTTCAAAAGCCCATTTAGCGAACTCAGAAGGAACAACTATTGCATCCATCTGATGTGAATTTTCAATCCACTTCTTTGCGACCTTGGTAGTCTCGATTCCAGCAGTGACGTGAACCGCATACTTACCTTTTCTCTGAAATTCGTTTGGAATTCCTACGTGGACGTGTATATCGAAAAAATTAGCATCTTTCGGGTCATATTCCTTATTAACCAAGGAGTCGATCCAATTTCTCTCCTCTTTGTTGCCCAAAATCCAATTTGTGGAGCCCCAGTTTAAAGGACTAACATATATGTCCAGGACATCTTCTCGGTCCCTCAAAGATCTCAGCACGAGACGTGCGTGTTCTCCGTATCCCGACTGAGTGAGGACTGGACCTTCTAATAAAATTTTATATCTCATAATACCTTCAAAAACTCCCAACTTTTGTGCTTTCTATTCGACCAAGACCCCTTGCTTTCGAAAACTCTTGTCAATTCCTGGTCCCACTGGCTTACATAGGAGTCGAAACCGTAATTATTTAAAACGTGCTGACGGCCCTTCTTGCCAAGCTCTTCTCTGTCTTCTTTCGAGGTGTTGTACATCTTATCCAGTGCCGCTGTAAAATCTTCTTTAGAAACCCTGTCCTCATAGATGTACGGAACATCCTGAGAGCCTATGATCGCTTTCGAGGCGGGCTCTATTCCAATACCAAACCACTCGTTGCCGTCAGTGACCTGTTCTTGCATACCACCTGTCATATTTACGATTATTGGTGTCTCTGTAGCTAAAGACTCCAAGGTGCCTAGCCCAAAACCTTCTGCATCGGAAATGTTTACTGTGCAGTCTGCAACGTTGTACAATACGGACAGTTCAGGCATACCGACCTTTTGTACGGACAATACGACGTCATTTTCGGCGTTTAGTTCGTGAATTATTGCATTAAGATCTTGCCCGTTTGAATCGTTCGGTTCTGTGTGCATAATAAACAAAACTTTGTCTTCGCCAATCTTCTTGGCCCACTCGGCGAACCACCACAGAACCGAGCCAGACATTTTTCTTCTAGCGTTTCTATTATTCCAAAAGAATATAAACTTCTTGTCACCGTTCTCGTCCAAAAAGGTTTCGTTCGCATTTATAAACTCTTGTGCTTCTTTTTCTGGTATCTTTGTAAAAATATCTGTGTTTACTGTGTGTGGTATGCGGACACAATCGACTTCTGGCGCTACAGTCCTAACAATTTCGTCCGTGACCTTACTTATGGTTGCGATCATATCATTGGACAGGTAGTATTGCCTGTTAAACTTCGGATGCGGAAAGTTGTCCCAAACGTGATAATAAACCAGGGATGCTACTGACCTTATTTCGTTCTCAATATCCCACAACCAGCCCCAAAATCTAGGGTCTGTCATAATCCATACAATATCCGGTTTAAAGTTCTGAACGAAAGATCTCAGTTGGTCCTGATTCCCATAACCATCAACTGGGTATATTATCCAGTCATCTCCATATTCTTCAACTCTGATAGGCGTATAATCTGGGTGCCTAATTGCACCACCCATACAGACAAATTGATATTTTCCCGTCTTAAGCAATCCTTCAATCATATACCTAGTCTGCCCTGCCACACCAGAGGGTGCCAGGGGACTATCAGCTAGTACAAGAATCTTCATTTTGTCCATATTTTGTTTTCCTTAAGTGCAGTGACTGGTTTTGTGGAACTCACAATAACCACATGATAACCTATTTTTTATATAATTTTTATTATTAATGTTCGTAATTGCCTTGTTTAAAAGTTCCACAGCATTTGACACTCGTTTCTTCCCATTTGTGACTTCAAAAATTTCAACTTTCTTGCCCTTGGCGGTCCTTTTCAGCAGGGCAAAATGAGTCCTCACATCGTTGGGGTCGATGCTGTACTTATTCGAAAAATAATTTTTATACAAACTTAATTGATAGGATGTCATAGAGTCGCTTTTCTTATCTGTTCTCCAGCCCCAAGAGCAAGTCTTCCAATCTATTACGTGGTACTTTCCATCTTTTGTTTTCAGAATTAAATCCACAAAGCCCTTAAAGTTGTAATCAGTGTTGAATTCTATGATTTCTTCGAATAGCGGTTCTTCTATTTTAAAAACTTCATATTCTCCAAAGTATTCCCGCAACTCTGGTACAATAAAATCAAAAAGGTCTTTGGCCTGGTTGCTCATATCTACAACTAGTTTCTTGTTTATTGATTCGAAGTTTGGTAGGGATTTTATTTCGTTTACAAAGTTTTTCTTAAACTCTGCTTGAGTGTCTATCGTCTGGTCTAAAACCAGGCTCTCGCAGACGGTGTGTACCGCCTTTCCAAATGCCGTGTATTCATTGCCGGCGAAACCACTGATTTTGTCTAGATAAGACAGTTTATGTTTGAACGCACAATCATTCCAAATTTTGAGTTCCGAGAAGCTTATTTTCTTGTTGTTTTTTTGTTGAGACACGACTTCTCTTTCTTGTTGTTGGTGCAGGCGGTGAAGCCGGCGCTGGTGCAGGCGTGGTGCCATTTTCAGACTCAACTTGAACTATATCAGTCTTTTGTGTCTCGGTCAAGACTCTTTTGACTTTTGTTACGGGGGTTTTCTTCGGACGAGGCTTTTCAAAAACAAAGTCCGTTTCGAGAAGTGGTGGTTCAGTGTAGTTGCACAAGACATTTTGTTTTGAGCATTTGAACGATGAAAAGTCTAGCTCTGGTCTCTCTTTCAACAGCTCTGCTCTTAGGTTATCAGCACTAGCCGTGATATAAGGGTCTTTGGCCATTCTGCGTCTTTCGATCCTCGCTCTAACAACCACTCTGGTTTCAGAGTCTTCTATAATCTTAATATCTCTAAACATCCTTATTCTCCTCTTGGTGAAGTTCTTGTAATTTTTTAAATAAGACCGGGCTAATTCTGTTTATCTTGTCGTGGTCTTTGTGATGATAGAAAGCCTCGAAGCCGTTTGCGAAGTACTCTCTGAGTGACGTTATCGCGTAAGGTGAGTAAAACAAGTTCATCGATACTGATGACAGGTACGAATACCCAATGTCAAAATACAAGAGATTGTCAAAGTTGTTTGAATATTCCGGGTTCTTAAAATCTTGATAATTTAAATCAACCAACCCCTCTGTGTCAAGCAGGTGAAACAACCTTTCCCTCTTGCCTAAAAACTCAACCTCCAGGATTCCATCGGAATATATAGATAGGAACTGTTCCTCCTCTACTGAGTGGGCGATTTCGTGTATTATATCGTCCGCCATATCCCCCTCATCTTCCTGCTTGTTTGTAACGTATATAGCACCCTCCATATACAGAGCGTTTACGCTCCTCTCCTTAAAGACGTCGAAGTCTCCAACAAAAATGTAGTCTATGTTGTCTAGGAACCTAACAGGTATTGTCGAACCGACACGAAACAGAACCCTATCGATATTCAAGTTGTCTGGAAGTTCGTCTTTTATTATAACCTGTATGTTTCCCAGGCTTTTTTCTTTAAAAGATTTCTTAAACTTCTTGCTGGATTCTTTTATGTACTCTCTATTCGACATCTGGGTTTGATAGTTGCGGTAAGTCAGGGTTGCCGCAGAATTCCTCATCTTCTTTTTCACTTGTGGCGTCCCAGGATCGAGTGTCTGTTATGGCCTGCTTGTAGCCTCGAATAAAGTTCTCTTCTGCAACTGCAAACAAAAACTCAGGAAACTCTTCAGCCATAGTATCGACTATCATTTCCAGCGTCACAGCGTCTCCTTCTGGATTGTTTTTTTCGCCGACGTAATCAACTAACCAAGACTTCATTTCTCCGTCCTCATTAACTACGACCTTAAGATCTTCGTTTCCATTTTCCTCATTATACGTGATTTTCATACTGTGCCTTTCTTTTATAGTATTCTAGCTGAGACTGATGCTACTTTGGATCTTTCTCCCTTTAGTAGTGTAACGTGCCCCGCTATTTCTTGGTCTTTAAACTTTTCTACGAGATATGACAAACCATTGTTTGTAGAATCTATGTAAATATTATCTATCTGCTCTATGTCTCCAGTTAGGACTATCTTGGTGCCTTCGCCAACTCTCGTAAGAACTGTCTTGATTTCGTGTCTGTTCATATTCTGAGCTTCGTCTATGATTATGAACGAGTTGCATATGGATCTACCCCTTATGTAAGTCATAGCCTCGACCTCTATTCTACCCTCATCAATGTGCATATCTAAAGTCATCTTATCATTCCCAAAAAGAAATTGTAAATTATCTTGTATCGGTGCCAGCCAAGGTAGCATTTTTTCATCTCTAGTTCCTGGCAAAAACCCAATATCTTTACCTACTGGCTCAACAGGCTTGGTTACAACTATTCTGTTGTATATCCTGTCATTGGCCGTTTCTCCAAAAGTTTGCTGTAGTGCTGCAGCTAGCGCCAACAAAGTCTTTCCAGACCCTGCTTTTCCGATCAACGTAACAACTGGGACGGTCGGGTCCATCAAGAGATCTAGAGCAAATGTTTGCTCTTTGTTTCTTGGCTTCAATCCCCAAATCTTCCTCTTTAAGTTTTCGACCTTCTTCACAGGTCTCGTGTAATCCAAAAATCTTACTAGTGCAGACTTTTTTTCATTAAAATTTGATACCAACATCACAAACTGATTGTTGCCAAGCTTTATTTCCTGCTCGTCTAAATATATTTCTTCGTCATTGTAGACAGAATCTATAATCTGGTCGTCGACCAAATGCTCGGTCGTGCCAGTATAAAGACCACTTATGTCTTCCACAACTTGTTCTGCGTTATAGTCCTCACACAAGATATCTAGAGAATCGCATTTGACTCTCATATTGATATCCCGAGAAACTAAAATAACCTTGGTGTCAGGGTTTCGGTTCTTCTCTGTAAGCGCGGTTGCAATTATCTGATTGTCTGGATTTGCCAGCTCTAAATCGCTTGGCAGTACGGACGAATCAAAAGATTTTACCCATACGAGGCCCTTACCCTTAGCGACCCTAACACCGTTGCTTAGGTTGCCAGACTCCCTTAGTTTGTCTAATTTTCTTATTATGTTTCTAGCGTGCGAGCCGACCGGATCTTGACGCTTTTTGTGTTTGTCAATCTCATCTAAAACTTTTAGAGGAATGACTATATCATTCGCGTTGAACGATTCTATCGAATTCGCATCACTGAGGTAAACATTTGTGTCTAGTACGTATATTTTTTTAGCCAAAACAAAACTCTCTTTCAATTATAGTAATTAGTCGGTTGCGGTCTCTTTTTTCCATTTAGTTGGTACTCTTGAATATTCAACGTTGTTAATTTTGTATTTTTTAACACTGTAGTTGAATTGTTTCTCGCTGAGGCTTTCGGTGGGCTTCTTGTGCCCTGCTTCTGTTGTTTGTGATAATCCGTTAAACAGAACCAAGACAAAAGGCATTAGTGAATAAAGCATTAAAGTGCTCCTTTTTAAAAATATATTCTTTCAACATATATTTATTATATGAGAGGGAATATGAACAACTTTTTTTCAATTTTAATATTTTATTTTTTTATTGCATCTTGTGCCTCGCCTTCTTGGGTTAGAGAATCAGGGCGAAGAGCACCAATAGAATCATTTGTGTTTATAAAAGCCACGGTAAAATTACAAAGGTGCGCGTCGATTGATTCACAAAGTATTTGCACTGTTGAGAACCACGGATCAACAGCGTCGGGAATCTCCATAGGTAACATAGGAAACTCTTCTGTTATTCTGACCGCAGGACATCTGTGTGAAGTTGACAGCGCAAGCTTGCCCCCGGATGTGCAAGGATACAAAGTTGAGATAGAAGTCTACAACTACAGGGGAAGGTCAAAGGTGGGTAAAATAATAAAGAGTATATATAAAGATCCAGATATGTGCTCTATTTTGGTCAAGGATTTTATGATACCTGGTGTAAAGTTCTCGATGTCTGCACCTGAAGTTGGTGAAAGGGTATACGCCCTGTCCGCACCGGTCGGGATATTTCACCCGCCAGCAGTACCAATACTAGAGGGGCTCTACAGTGGGGACAGATTTGAAAGGGATTTCTCGATTGTAACTATAAGGGCGACTGGGGGTTCTTCCGGTAGCGGTATCTTAAACGAGAGGATGGAACTGATTGGGATATTGTTTGCGACGCACCCTGCTTTTAACAGCGTGACTCTAATTTCCACCTATTCATTAACCAGAAAATTCATATTCGACACGCTCCTACAACTCAAGGTTATGCGTTAGAAAGCCAACTAGTTAATAGGCCCTCTTTTTTATCTTTCATCATTTCCAAACGGCGGGCGAAGGCGAACTTCTTGGCTCGCTTAGCCGTATCGACAGATTTGTTGATCTCTTCAATCTCAACCCTCAACAAATAAATTTTGTTTCTACTTTTCTTCATCATTTTTTAACCGCCTCCTTCTTCTTGCCTATCTTTACTTTACCGTAAACGACGTAAATTCTGTACCTGAGAGATATCCCATAACCCTGTGGGGCTACCAAGGGGTGATAGTACACATCTTTTATGTTGTAACTTGACCAGGTTTTAATTCTTTCGATTATTGTATTTGACAATTTATCTATGGTAAATTGGTAGGTGTCCTGCGTTCTGAGCGCTTTCTTGTGATTCTCCAGGTTGGCACCTAGATGATCGAATCCGGCAAGGACACTTTTTAAGAATTCTAAAGATTCTTTACTTGTTATTGATCTTTCACTTGTAGCCATCTTTCTCCCAACCGCCCCCTTTTAAGCGAAACGAGGATGGAGAAATCTGTTCAAATATTTCTTTTTCTCCACACTCAGCGCATTCAGATTCAAGTAATACAAGCTTCTGTTTGTAAGAATGAATCTTGAAAAACTCAGCTTCGCAGGTTTTGCACCTGTAACGATAAATAGGCATCGCGTCAAATAATCTCGTCGACTAATCCATACTCAAGACACTTTTCGGCATCCCACCACAAATCGTGTTTCAGGATGTCATTCATTTTATGTTCAGGGATCTTAGTGTACTCTCTATAAATGTTCTTGATCTTCTTCATAAGCATTTTAGAATTTTCCATATCATCCCTCATCGCAGCGTACTTGCCCCACATCACACCAGAAAGCTGATGAACTAGCATACAAGCGTTCTTTTGAATATACCTTTTATCAGCTACTATCGACATTAAAGTTGCGGCAGATGCTGCGCAGCCGTCAACCACACTGTGTATAGGCAATTCAGAATTTATAATATGATCAACAGCAGAAAGGCCTGCAAAAACCGACCCTCCGTAACTGTTAATGTGAAGCTTGATAACAGGCTTTCCACAATCGTAAAAATGGCTCTTTGGCAATAAGTTGTAGTTCAGGTTGAAAATCAGCTTATTCATTTTTAAAACTTTTGGGCGAGACACGCCAGAATAAAAATAAATCCTATTTCCAGAATGATCAACTTGATTAAAGTCAGCGTTATCAGATAACTCCAGATCCATCGGTGATGTCACCTTCTTTGTGACTTCCTCTTTCTCCTTTTCAGAACCCCAGTATTGATCTCTCACGAACGTACTCCTTTTTTTATGTTTGTATTTTACCAGTTTACGCCAGTAGTGATTGCAGTCGCCCAATAGTCATTGACGTCGGGTACGAAACTAAAGTGTACTGGTACGCTGAACATACCAGCATTCATAGTGTATCCGACTGCGCCGATCAGGTGAATGAATTTATCCTCCCCTGATGGATCGTGGAATGATAAATTTGGACCTACAGCGATCTGTAAAGACTTGTCAATCTCAAACCCGATCAAAGCACGCACGGATGGTGAAACAACGCTCTGATCCAACCCAGACAGACTCAAGTTCTGAATAAACAACACGTCTAACCAGTCGCCGCCTGGCATCGTCTGTTGTAACTCCAGTCCCATTGTAAACATATGCGGACTTTGGAGTTCCGATTCTTTACCTTCCGAGTTTGGTTTGTGTGCCTTATTGGCGTAAACATACCCGAATCTAATTCCCGAACGCTTGGTCCATTTACCAGCCTCATCGGATGTATCGCGTGCGATAGCTAGTGATGGCACAATCAATGCAAGTGTCAATAGTGTTAAAATAACTTTCTTCATTTTTTTCTCCCTTTTAGTTTGTGGGCCCACCTGGATTTGAACCAGAAACCTTCTGTTTATGAGACAGATGCTCTAACCGATTGAGCTATAGGCCCGAATGACTAATACCATAGCACACATTACAAATATGTTTCAATCAATTTCTTTCTTATCGTAGTTCTTATTCCTGGATTTACTTTAAGTACTTGTGGGATGATTTTGTGGCGCACCCTGTTTCTCATAAAGTTGGTTAGTTGATTTGATGGGTCTTCTGTCCACTTGACGTCTTTGTTTCTAGCGTACTGCTTTATCGCTGTCTTACTGGTCATCAGGAAGGGCCTAAAAATATTGGTATTTCTTTGAAACGGGATCAGCTTTGTTTGACCGTGAAATGCAGACATCAGCCAAGTCTCAACGCAATCGTCCAGGTGATGACAGGTGATAATAAAGTCGCTGTCTAATTTCTGGAGGAAACCATACCTCTCATCTCTCCAGAACTCTTCTAGGGAGCGCTTCTCTTTTCTACCCACAACTCTACCGACGTGCAATTTTAGTTTGTTCTTTTCGGCATACCCCTTTACAAAGTCTTCAGACTTTCTCGCAAAAGCGGTGTCGTGATTAAAATAAGCTAATTCTATGTCTTTCTTCCCTTGGAGCAAGAAGCTAGTAAAGACCATCGAGTCGATACCGCCGGAGCAAGCAATTGTCACTTTTTTGGGAATCTTTTTAATTATCCTGATCATAGAAAGCACAGTATCACATTCTAATGCAGAAGTCTATCTATTTTATGAGGCGCTAAAATCTACCAAAGTCACTGTTTTGGTAGCACCGGCTGACGTAATCTTGATCATAACATCTCCATCGTCGCCAGAGCCCTGACCACTTGACATCCAAATAACAGAACTTCCTTCTTCGGGGTTGTCTGGATCATATGTTCTTTCTTTCAAGATAAGTGGCCCTTCTAGCTTTGTATTTCCGTATACGTGTAAGGCCTCTTCGGGAATCTTGATTCCTATGCCCAAACTACCAGAAGCATTAGTGTTCAAAGAATCCAAAGTATCACTAGGGATCTCTGTCTGATCAATAATTGCAGCACCATTAGTTAATGTTCCGTGATAACCTGAAACGTAATCTCTTATACCATTTGATCCCTCAACATCCTGGTCATCTCCCATTTTCCACCAAGAAACAACATTTGCAAAGGCAGAGTGGTTGCGCACATTCATAACATTTCCAGAGTTGTAGATTTCTGCAACTTCTGCTGATGACAATTCTTTATTAAAAACTACACAATCTGCAATTCTATCTTCAAAGACCCTATTAGCATTTGCTAAGTCTTGCGTAGCGCCGATTACAACAGGAGTAGATGTGTTTCTAAGTCTAGAATAACTACCATTTGCGCTCTGAGTGGAAGTAGTTTGAGATCCGTCAGTATATACTTTTATACCTGTTTGAGAACCGTTGCCACTGTAAGTTGCAACTACGTGATGCCAAGTTGCATCAGATAAGGTTGCTGAAGGCGCTTGTGTTCTTATTGAATCACCAGCAGCAGAAGAAATGTTATCATACAAGAAGAACTGTAGTTTACCATTAGCGTGTTTGAAGATAAACTCGTTACCTCCAGTTGTAAAGTTTGCTTTTGATATAAAAGGTCCGTCATCAGAAGAGATATCTCCCACGTAAACCCACAGCGACAAAGAAAAAGGAAGATCGTTTGATCCATTTGTAAAACTAAAATCATCCTGATCTGATACTAATACGTGATCGTTAGTTCCATCTAAACTTATTGCTTTTTTGTTTATTTTTTCTTCTGCGTTGACCTTGATTGAGGAGTCAATAGCTTCAGACCAGCCAATCTGATTTACATCAATTTTACTTCTAGCCATCTGTTACCACTTCCTACAAGACCAGTATCTTGCCTTGGTCTTGGGGCCTGGGTTCTTGCAGTTGTGCCTTGCTCTAAAGCTTTTTCTCGCCTTTGGGTTAGACTTTCTAATCTTCATTGTTTTTTCCCTGCCTTCCAACATATGCTTTAATTTTTGTTGGATTAAATTTAATCTCTCCAGTGTTGTCAGTTTCACTATTTTTAAGAAAAGCAGCAAAAACTCTGTGGCGGCCGCCCAAGATATCTACAACTTTATCGCCTTCCATTTTAACTATAACAGGTTCGTGATCGCCACTACCCAATCCTGGGAGAGTATCGATAATACGCTGAATTTTTTCTCTATACTTGTCCATAGGAAAGTTTGGATTTAATCCCAAATGCTTATCCATTAAAAACTTCCTTTCTTCTGGTTCTATATCTTCCCACTGTAATTTCAAGATAACAGGTTTTTTGGCCCAATTTAAATTGTATCTATCGTAAACGCTTCTCGCAAACTCATCTGTTTTAAAAAACTTCTCTAATCCTATTTTATTAATATCTTCAGACCTATCAATAGCATAATCTTTTGTCCCTTCATGACCGTACATATCATTAAATACAAAATCTGGTAAATGAGGAAATACTTTACTTTTAAGTTCTCTTTCGAATCCCTTAAATCTAGATTCGCTTAGATACCGTCTCCAATTTTCTATTATAAGTTTCATTTCTTTTGTTTTACGTTTTTCGCTTTACCCCTGCGATTTGGGTTGGGATCTTCTTTTCTCTTCTTCTCATTGAGGTAGAGGTCAATCTCTTCGTCGATAATTTCATCTATCTCCTTGTTATTTCTTTTTGCTAACATCTCAGCATTACGTTGATGTTGAATAACATTATGGTAATAGTCGGATGCTTCACCAACCTCCTCTCGTGTTGGTAGATCCGCCTGTTCAGGTGGTACTTGAATACCCAATCGGTTCTCGACTCTCTCTAAGGCAGATAATTGTTTTTCGCTTAAGTGAGGTTTAGAGAATCTGGTCCCTGGTTCGCTCCTAGTCATAAGTTGCCTGATCATACTGTTCATAAAGTCAGATGTTCTTTCGTCGTTTGTGGCGGCAAGAACTGCCTTCATTCGATTGACTGCTGCGTCTCTGTGCATAGTGAAAAGTTTTATCTTTTCTAATTGTTTCACTCCGCTATGTATGTTTGGATCGATTTTAAAATCTTCTTCGACAATTTCTGATAACGAAACTTTACCTTCATCAGCTTTTACACAGTTTCTGTATGTCTTACCGTACATCTTTTTTGTTTTAGTGGTTGAATGAGTTTTGTAACCCTTCTGACAGCGTTCATTCAAGAATCCCTGTAACTCTTCTTCAATAATATTTAAAAGTTCTTTATTGGTCATTTCTCACCCTTCCAGATCTTGCCTTGGCGACATCTCACTACAGCACCTGAAGCATAAGCAGATGGCCATACATCATACTTTCTTTTCGCTATTCTGGTACAACGATCATCTTTTTTCTTTTTCTTTTTCTTTTCGGCTAGTCTACTTCCATCTTCCTCTTCTAGCATTCCAAAATTTTGGCCGTATCCTTGCACCAAACATGTTAGAGTTATTGCACCACTTTGTAGACAATCATCACCTGCCGCAGCCAGTAATCCTGTTTTTACTATATCTGGTAGTTTATCTAAGATCTTTTTAGCAATTGGGTTTTGCAACAGGTCGCCTTTGGATAGGTTATGCGCGACTGTCGATGCCATCACGTCTTGTTCTTCTTTTTCTTTTCTTGTAAGTGATAATTTTGTCTGTTTATACAACTCATTCTGTTCTGGAGTGAAGTCTGTTAGCTTGATACCATTTAAGCCTGCCAGTTTTTTAATCTCTTTTGTACGCTGAATTCTTTCTTTCCTGCGCGATCGTGACCGACGTGTCTCCTCTATTTCACCTTGCCTCTCTGCAAGTTCGCTATCTGCGTCTGCTGCTGCAGCGTCGGCACCTAACTGTAGTGCTATGAGTTGCTTTATCGCTTCCTCTGCCTGTTTTTTATCTTTCGTGGATAGTTGTGCTGGCGTTGAACTGTAGTCAGATTCATTCAAAAACTTTTTCCAATTTTCCATTATGAGCTTCATTTTATAGACTCCTCAGTAGGTCGTTGAGTGACGCAAGTGCTTTTTCGTACTTGCCACCAACCAATTGATCCTGCATTTGATATAAAGCATTATACATCTTTTCCACTCTTTGTTTTGCACGGGCAGAGGAGAACTTTTGCTGATCACCAAACACCTCTGGGTACATTTGTTTGATTTTTTCAATATTGTCGACAAACTTGTCTAGAGGCACTACGCTTCCTGGTTTTTTCTTATCATATTCTTTTGAAAAATCTTGGTAGTGCTGAAGAGTTAAATTTAACTTATTTAACTTTTCTAAATATCCTGGATACTTTTTGTTGTACATAGATTGGTTAAGACCTGATAAATCAAAGGCCCTAGGGTCAATATCTGCTTCGTTTATGAATTTAGTCCAGTGCTCAAATATCTTTTTCATACTAGTATGTAGTACGAAAAAATAGCTTTTCCTACTCTAAATCTTGTTCTGAGTTGTATTTTTTACAAAATAAGCGAAGATCTTTAACAGTTATACCTAGCATAGCTGCTGCTTCTTTTTGAGACTTTGTTGCAGATAGAGAAAATTTTACTAAAGAATCTTTTATAATATAATCAATAGTTTTAAAAATAGGAAAACCAAACAACTTTCCTTTAACTATTCTAGAAGATAGCTCTAACTTTAAAGCTATTATTTGTTCTAATGTAAGAGAGTTTAATATAGATTCAAATTGTTCATTAGTTACCTTCTCTTTTAGTAACTTCTTTGATATACTATAGTAGTGGTTTTTTCCAAGATTCATAACTTATTACTTTTAATAAATTAATTAATATCATACTTTTAGATACTAGTCAAACTTATTTTTTTATTTATTTTGGCTCAATATGTTCTTGACAACTGCTGCAATTTCTGGTGTAATAGGTGTGTAGTTAGGGTTTAGCTTTCGGAGTTCACTAGATAATGATTTTGCAAACACTTCTGTTTCTTCCTCTGGGTTTACTTCTAAATTTCTGGCTAAGACCGCTAGTATTTCTTCGTCGCCCTCACCCACCTCCTCTTTAACCAATAGATTAAAAGCTTGATCGCCCCAAGTTTCAATGACTGGGTTGTCATCTAACAGTTCCTCTAAAGGTGCTTCTTGGTCTATAACAGGCGATTCTAGATCACCCTTAGCTTTTTCGTATTCAGGAGTAGTAGGTTCCTCGATTTCAGGGGTCATCGCATCTTCAAACACATCGAAGTGAAGTTTTAAATTTGTTATGAGGTAGTCATAAAATATCTCACGATCTTTTTCATTTGTATAGTTCCCAGAAGCCAATTTATAGGCTTTTCCAATTTGAGTGTCGATCTTGTTGATTGTTTCATATGCGGCCAAAGCTCCAGCTTGGTCTCTGTCCGGCATACTGAACTTTTTAAAATCAGGATCCTCTCCGTCATCTTCGTCTTCTTTTTGATCCTTTGTCCCTAAAACGTCGATGAACTTGTCTTCGTCTTCTATATTTATAGAAACTTCACCTTCCTCAGATAGACTTGAAACTTCTTCTG